GTGACATTCTACCTGTTGTCACGAATCGCCCTTTCTTTATTTATGACCATAAATATCGATGACATAACTTTGGTCTTGATCTTTATTCAAGGCAAAGATATGAAATTGACAATCAAGCAAGAGAAGTTCTGTAATTATTACTTGGAATCAGGCAATGCTTCCGAGGCGTATAGGCGTGCTTATTCTTGCGAGAATATGAGACCCGAGACTATTAATATAAGAGCTTGCGAGCTTCTAGCCAACGGTAAGATAGCGGTAAGGGTAAAAGAGTTGCAAGCTGATTTACAAAGAAGATCGGATATAACCAAAGACGAGGCTATTGATATCCTTAAGAATATAGCACGGGCCAATGTCGTGGATATGTTGCAAATCAAGAGGGGGAAGAACTATGTAATCTTCTTGATAAAAGATTTGTCTAAACTGCCTTTGTCTTTCCAATTAGCTATCCAATCGGTCAAAAGTACGGATAAGGGCTTTGAGGTAAAGATGTATTCCAAGATAGACGCTTTGGATCGCCTTTCGAAGATGATGGGATGGGATGCGCCTGTCAAATCGGAGGTCAATATAGATGGCGAGGATAAATCCATAACTATTCAGGTTATTGACAAGAGGGAGGACGTTATCAATGGTGATACAGACGACTAGGATATATACGGAGGTACAAGGCGCTTTGGATAGCGGTTATAAGATCATATCTGCCCAAGGATCTTCAAGGAGCAGTAAGACTTATAACATATTGATATTCCTTATAGCGTATATCCTTCATAACCCTAAGCTGTCTCTATCTATCGTGAGGAAGACATTGCCGGCGCTGAAGGGATCTGTCTTCCGGGATTTCAAGGAAATCATGATCGATAAGTTCCGTATATGGGATAATAGGTGCATGAACAAGTCGGAGATGGTTTACTCGTTCCCAAATGGATCATTCGTGGAGTTCTTTTCCACGGATGATGAGCAGAAGATAAGAGGAAGGAAACGTAATATACTTTATTGTAACGAGGGAAATGAGGTATCTTATCTTGAGTGGCAGCAACTGGTGATGCGTACCACTCTTTTCTCTGTCATTGATTATAACCCGTCGTTCAGTGACGAGCACTGGATTTGCGATCTAAACAATGACCCTAGGACGTATCATTTTATATCCACTTATAAGGACAATCCTTTTTTAGAGCAAACAATCATCGATGAGATAGAGTCATTGAAGAATAAGAATAAGGTGCTTTGGGCGGTTTATGGGTTAGGGCAGCGGGCGATGGCCGAAGGGTTGGTGTTCCCTGATTTCGAGATCGTGGACGAGTTCCCTTCCTATGCCAAGCATGTGGCGTTAGGGCTTGACTTTGGATATAGCTATGACCCTACCGCTATAGTTAGATGCGGATTGGTTGATGATAGGTTATATCTTGATGAGAAATGTTACCTCACCCATATGTTAACCAAGGAGATTATTAAGGTATTGAAAGACCTTGGCTTGGTGGTTTACGCTGACAGCGCCGATCCAAGGCTTATACAAGAAATATCAAATGCGGGGATAATCATATACCCTGCGGACAAGTACAAGGGATCTGTTATGGGAGGTATTATCAAGATGATGGAGTATAAGATTTGTGTCACCAAGAGATCTTTAAACTTGATAAAAGAACTTAGGAACTATGTATACGCCCAAAACAAGGACGGTAAATTTATCAATGAGCCTATTGACGGGTATAACCATCTTATCGACGGGGCACGTTATTGGACGATAGGCAAGCTTCTAGGAAAAGTATTAACAACAAGACAGTACTCTAAGGAGGAGTTAGGATTTTAACATGAATTACATAGACGCTATATTTCAGGTTTTCCAAAACAAGATATTGAACTCGTTGGGAGTGGAGAGGGACTTTGTCAGCCTTATCAAGGATAGGGATATAAGCCGGGCCATGTCAATGATGCAATGCCGGGACAAGGATGTTTCCCAAGCAATCTTGGAATATAACCCGGAATCCCATGAGGTTAATAAACGTCCTAATAAGCACAGGAAAAATCAAGAACCATATATCACGGAGAAATTGCCACGAGGAAGGCAAGCGTATATAAATGAGGTGGAGCTGTTTTTTCTCCTCGGGCAGCCTATCTTGTGGAAAGCTGTATCGGATGATACGGATAAGGCTTTCAGGGCATTCTGTGATTTTCTCCGTTATACTCGATTCAACACGACAATCCGGGAGGCCAAGCGTTTGGCTGGGGCGGAGACGGAGAGCGCTAAGGTTTATCATATATACAGGGAAAATGGTATGCCCCAAGTAAAGGTTAAGGTTATATCCAAGTCAAAAGGATATACATTGCGGCCTTTATTTGATCAATGGGATAACATGATAGCTTTTGGTTATGGATATACGCTACTTGAGGGCGATAAGTCCGTAGAGCATTTTGATATAGAGACCCCGGAATACATCTATAGATGCAAGAGAGCGGATATAGGATGGGATGTTACGCCATTGCCTAATCCTTCGGGTAAAATAAATGTTATCTACTATCGTCAAAACAAGGCATGGTATGGGGTTCAAAAGCGTATAGACAGAGAGGAGGCGGTTGATAGCAAGGCGGCGGATTCCAATAATTATTTCTCCGATCCAAAATTGAAATTAACCGCTGATGTCATTCAGAGCATAGTAGGGGGAGGATCTAATATGGTAGGAGAGGTTATCACCATGTCCGATAAGGACAAAAGCGCTGCCGAGTATCTCGTTCCGCCCGATTATTCCACGATGAAAGAGGCGGAGAAAAAAGACCTGTCATCAAGTATACTATTCGATACGTTCACCCCGGATTTCAGTTACGAGAATATGAAGGGGCTTGGGACATTATCCGGGGAGGCATTGAAAAGGGCCTTGGCGCTTGGATATATGAAAAGGGACAACTTGAAAGAGATATATGATATATTGATAGACCGTGAGAAGAATCTTATATTGGCTATCATGATGAACGTCACTCATATCGGCATGAGAGAGGAGTTAAGCAGGCTCGACCTGCAACATGAGTTCTCCGAGCCTTTCGCCGAGGATAAGGATAAGAGAATAGATATGATAGCGAAACTCTATGAGTCAGGATTGGTGTCCCTTCAAACGGCGGTAGACATGCTGTCTTTGAGTGGTAAGCCGGAGGAGGAGATTCGACGGATATTAGAGGAGAAGCGGGAAAAGACGCAACGTAATGAGAAGGACAAGAATCTTAAAGCTTCGGATGATTCCTCTCAATAATAAGGATGGATTAAGTCATACCTTGATATCATTAAATTTAATGGGCGTGGTTATTTTATAGCCATGCCCTATTGTTTTTGTGACAATCGGTCTATTGTCATGTATATAGCCTGTTTTTATTTTATTACAAGCTTATGTATCAATACTTTTATGCGAAAAATAAAAGTAATAGCATGAAAGAGAAGATTTTCCAGCAGTTAAAACAGAAGTATTCAAATCTTGGGTTAACGGAGGATGTTTTGAGGTCCGTGGCAGAATCACTGGGGTCCACTGGCCTGATTACGGACGATAATCTTGAAACTGCGGTAGCAGGGCAAGAATCAATGTTGAAATCTTACCAGAGTTCCTTGGATAAGGTGCGAACTGAAAGCGCAAATTACAAGAAGGAATTGGAAGAGTTGAGAGGCAAGGGGGGCGGCCAGCAACAGCAACCAGATAAAAACGAGGAACCGGATTGGTTCAAGAAGTATCGTGAGGAGCAGGACGAGAAAATCCGGCTCTTGACCTCCGAGAATGATAAAGCTAAGGAGGAGAAAGCACGTGCTGAAAGACACAATCTGATCCTTGACAAGGCCAAGAGCCTTAAGATCTCAAAGGAACGGATAGAGGAGGGCTTCGCTATAACGGACGATATGGACGATAACGCGATTGATACTTATCTGTCCAAGGTGAGACAAAATGAGGTCGCAAAGGGATTAGAGGAAAAAGGTTCGGCGTTCTCTGTCTCTACGTCCAAGGAAAAGAGCAAGGAGCTCGCAAAGGATTGGGCCAAATCATTGCCGGACGCTAATTAAAGTAAAAGATTATGGGTATCGAATTTGACAAAACAAAGATTAAAGGATCGTTCCCCGTCTTTTGGCGCGGGGAATGCGCAGTCCTTCCCGGAGATTTCAAATTAACCACTGAGTTGGCGGAAGGGACAATCGTGCGAAAAGGCACTCCTATCAAGCTGGACTTTGATCGCATGGAGTGCAAGATCTGTAAGGCTGTTAAGGTATTAACCGGAGGAACGACCACTAAGCCACGTATAGAGAAAGATAGCTTTGTCGCCAAGGGAGATTCTATTGGTGGGCAGAACGTGAGTTCCGTAGATTCAAGTAACGCTGATTATGACGTTGTTACATTGGCTGGCTGCCGCCGTAGAATCAGCTACAGAAGGGGCGATTCTTGCCGTGGGAACGGATGAGCCTGACGCTGTGGTTGAGACAACGTTTGTCTATACGAAGAATATGTCTTTCCAGACGGTATCGGCGGGATATGAGGTCCTTATCCTTAAGGATGTGGCTTATCCAGTCCCTTCCTCATGGTTGACGGGATTCAGCATGAAGAATAATCCCACTATTAAGTATATTAGACAGTAAGGAGGTGAACGATGGATGTTTATAGTTCTATTTTTGGCGAACTGACAAAAGAGGTTCAGATTCGTATTGACGCTGCCACGGAGCTTCGCAAGCGCTTGTTTGACCAGAATATCTACGAGCGTTATCTTGATTGGGATGTCCCGACTATCGGCCTTAATTTTGAGGAGCTGATCGGGCAATACAACTTGAGCGTGGCGGCGGCTACCCTTGATTCCAAGGGAAAGGAACCGATCTTGGGTACGGAGGGGCTTGAGACCTTGAAGCAAAAGGTCCTTACCCACCAGATGAGTTACTCAATGCCGATCGAGGAGTATCGTAAGGTCTTGCAGATCCTAGACTCTAGGATGTTGACGGATGACCAGAAGACACAGCAGCTCATTAATCTGATGTGGAATAACGTATCTACCGTTGTTAAATCCGTACAATCTAAGCTCGATATTATTTTCTTGGGTGCCTTGTCTAACAAGGGGGTATTTACCTTTAATGCCAATAATAACCCTGAAGGAGGGGTACGTGGTATTATTGATTACAAGATGCCGCCCGAGAATATCGCTAGCGTTACTCTTGACTGGACGGATACCAATAAGGACAACGTCGATCCTTTCGAGGATATCCAAGGTGTCGTGGATGCGGCCCAAGACAAGGTGACGTTTGATAAGATATTGATGTCTCCGGCCAGATTGTCTTATTTGCTTAAGAGCAGGAAGATGAAACAGGTCATTTTTGGGACCGACAAATCCGGCACTCCCCTTTTGATGTCCGGTTTGAATGAGTTCCTACGCTCTAATGACCTTCCTGTCATAGAGACAGTGAGACGTATCACCCGTATCCAAGACAACGGCAAGCTATCTGAGTACAAGCCTTGGAATGACAAGAATATCGTCTTTGTCCCGGCAGGTAAATTAGGTGTCATCAAGAACGCTTACGCCGATAATGAGTTGAGACAGGAACCGGGCGTGACTTACTCTAATTATGGCCGGATTCGTATCTCTCAATGGGGCAAGGGCGAGACGGATAATTCCAATGGCGTGGAGTTTACCAAGGCTCAATCGCTGTCATTGCCTGTTATTACCGAGATTAATGGCATTTACTCATTGACGGTGGAGAAATGACGATAAGAGACTACATAGGGCAGAAATTCTCGGCTTATGGAGATCTATCCGAGGCGGATATGCTGGATTTCAGCATCAAATCGGGGCTATCCCCGGACGATGAGATGTCTAGTGAATCCATAGGCAAGGTGGAGACAGGGATGATAGAGATCATCCCGTCGCTGCTATTGAGCCCTGATAGCGTCAATGAGAGCGGCTTCTCTGTCTCTTGGGACAAGGACGGCCTCCGGCGGTATTATTTGTTCCTGTGCGAACGGAACGGTGTTAGCCCGGATGTGTCTTCCGGTCTTGGGGTAGTCTCATCTTATATGGATTATTGATATGTATTACGCTCCTCACATATTAGAACGAAAGGTTGTCAAGGAGTATGATCACGATGACAATGGCAATCCTGTTCCGGGAACAGGTGGTGAGTTCTGGGAGAGATTGGGACGATGTAAATGCTATGATAAGAGCGCCGATCGGGTATATACGGTAAATGGCGTAGCCTTTGATTACAAATATCGTGTCGTGACAGATAAGATCAAGATTGATGCCGGGGATATCGTGAGAGTATTGAACCAAGATGGGAGTATTCGTGGTAGTGGCGTTGTTATCAACCCGATGCTAACGGATTATCTAAATTACGGGCAAATATGGCTGGAATAATAAAGTTAAGTTATGATTTGTCCGATGTGGATGATTTCATCTTGGAGATCTATCGTGAGGTGTTTGCCTTTCTTGCCCAACTAGGGCAATCCGCTTATGAGACCGCCGTTCAAGAAGGTAAATATAACAATATTACCGGAAACTTGAGGAGTTCATTGGGATATGTCATATCAATGGACGGTAAGATCGTAAAGGAAGGCGGGTTTAAGAGGATAGATGGACGTGGGGAAAATTATGAGAAGGTTTTTTTCACGACCAGATCCCAAAAGACGGTCCAGTTCTGGGCTAAAGGAAAGTCCGGGGATGGAAGCGAGGGGAGCAGGCAAGGGCTTAGTTACGCTAGGGATCTGGCTTCTAAGCATACAAAGGGAGTGACATTGATTGTCGTGGCGGGAATGGATTACGCTAGCTATGTGAATGATATCCATAAGCTAAACGTGATAGATACTGCCGAGGCTAAAGTAATAGCTATGTTACAATGATAGTAAGCACGGACATACAGACAATCTTATATAAGAAAGCCTTGGAACTTGGTGTTACCGGGGTGTACAAGGAGGATGATACGCCTACAGGTAAGCTTGAGGAGGAGAGGGTTACCGTACACTCGAATTCCTCGGAGCCGGGAATTACATGGAAGGTGGGATTCGTTCATGTCAATATAGCCGTCCCTGATCTGGACGAGAAAGGAACGCCTGATTTGGACAGGATGAATAAGCTGGAACGTATGTCCATGGAGGTGTTCAAGGACACCTCGGTGTTTGATGGCACTCCTTATACCTACGAGGTAGACACTACTAGAATTGAGGTTAACAGGGATCTTAAATGTCACTACGTTAATGTGAGAGTATTATTTAAAGTTTTAAATGTAATAGTATTGTAATATGGGAAGAACAATTTCTGCTATAGGCGTAAAAAGGATACTTTATGGGGAGCCTCTGGTTGCTGCACCCACATACGAGAGCTTGGAGACGTTATTTACGGCTTTCAAGGATGTTCAAATCGTCCATCAAGGGACTTATGAATATACCGAGGAGGACGGTACGTTAACAGAATACAAGGATGAGTTGACCGGCCAGACATATCGGTCATCGTTTGAGGCAGGATCACAGAGCTTGAATTGGGTGATCGGGGCATATGACTTCGCTACCAAGGCCGAGCTTATGGGCGGTAAACCCTTGGATACGGATAAGGGATGGGAACGTGGCAACGCCGGCGAGCAACGATATAAATGTATCGTCGCTATTACCAATGATGACGTGGCTATCATTTTCCCTAAGGCGAATCTTGTGGGTCGTGGGGCTTCCACGGATGGGGCCGTTGGTTTGTCGATGTCCGCCACCCCGCTGAAATCATCCACGACAATAGCTTCAGAGTATTGGTTTGACGTGGAAGGAAAATCCTTGAAGGATTGAATGTAATATGTCTTATAGGAACGGGGACGGCGGTATTTTCCGTTCGTCCCCGTTTTTGTTTAATTCTAATTTTTTTACGTGACATGAACAAGGGTGCTAGTTTAGTGGCTGACGCTGTCCTAGGTGAGGATTTCAAGGTCGTGGTCCTAGGGGGGAAGGCGTATAAGGTAAGTCCTCCTACAATAGCGACGATTTGCAAAGGTATACAATACCTATCTCTTATTGATAAGACAACATCGGGCAAGGAGGATCTTGAAAAGGTGAGGAACGATCTGGAAAATATATTAAAGGGATTGTCTGTGTTCGTTTTAGGAAGCGCTGATATGTACAAGGAGATCGATGGGGCTACCCTCCATGAGCTAAGGGAGGCGTTGGAGACTGTCGTTAAATTCATATCCGCGGAGGATTTTTTCGTCTGTGCCGCCTTAGCCGAGAGCGTGGCAAGAATGGCGGCGACACCAAAGTGACAGGTAATGAGACCATGCTAGGACAAGTGGCCACGTTCATGGAATCGTTGGGATTGTCTTATGAGGACGTGGTTTATAAAATACCTTATCGAAACCTTCTGATCATGCAGAAGGATATATTGCATAGCGTTACCGGTGATTTGATCGTGGAGAGAACCGGGCGTGATTTGTTGAACCGAAAGGGAAAGGAGGGTGATTAATGGCAAAACTAAATTTCGAGGTCGATGCCGATCTACAGAAACTTATAAATCTTCGAAAGGAGGTGGAGGAGTTGAAATCCGCCTTGAAGGATTTCGATGTATCTACAGATACCAAGGGATTTGACGATTTAAACCGGAAATACGAGGAGGCGACACGGAAACTAAAGGACTATGAGCAGCAGATGCAGAATTATCAAAGGGTAATAGAGCAGCTTAAGGTCTCTAATGGTATTATTGATGGGGCTCGTCAGATAACAGAAGAATTGAATAACGCTACCGATGTGTTTGTCGAGCAACAACTAAAGGTTAAAGGCCTAAGTGACGAGATCAAAAAACTCAATAAGTCTTACTTGTCTCTCTCGGATGCGGATAAAAATTCCCAGAAGGGATCTAATATGTTAACCGACCTGAAGGAGAAGACCCGGCAGCACGCTTTAGAGAACGAGGCCCTGAAGAGGCTAAGGAAGGAATATTCGGACAATATCAAGATCGAGGGAGCCGCCTCGGATTCCCTTGTAGCGTTGAGAAAGCAATTGTCGTTGCTTAATGCCGAGTATGACCGCCTTTCCGCTACGGATAGGAAAGCGACCGTAGGGACTAACCTGCAAAAACAGATACAGGCCTTGAATACGGAGATTAGTTCGGCGGAGCAAGCTACCGGACGATATCAACGGAACGTCGGCAATTACGCCAGTAGTTGGAACGGATTGAGCGTGTCGGTTCAACAGGTCGCAAGGGAGTTGCCTTCCCTTGCTGTTGGCTGGAATACATTCTTTTTGGCTATATCCAATAACTTGCCGATGCTTGCCGATGAGCTGAAGAAAGCCGCTGCGGAGTATAAGGCGTTCAAGATGGCTGTAGCGGCAGGAAATAATGACGTGGCAAAAGTGGCTCCAGTCTGGAAGCAGTTGATAACATCTATTTTCAGTTGGCAAACGGCCTTGGTTGCGGCGATAACGCTTTTATCTGTCTATGGGAAGGATATTATCGAATGGACGAAGAATTTGTTTGGGGCTGATACGGCACAAAAGAGGTTGAATGAGTCATTGAAAGAATTTAATAACTTGGCAGGGAAAGGTCAAGCTGATGCCAAATTGTTATTTGATACAGTCAAGCGAACTACAGAAGGCACGCAAGGACGAGCGAAAGCCATTCAAGAGATAAATAAAGTATATGCAGAATATTTGCCTTACCTGCTTTCGGAGCAAGCTTCTCTTAAAGAGTTGGAAGCTGCTTATAAAATTGTCAACAAAGCTTTAATTGAAAATGCAGCATTAAAAGCGAAAACTGAAGCTATAAATGATGTGCTTGAAAAATCCATAGACAAACAAGCTAATGCTTTGAATGAGATGCGTTCTATTGCCTCTGAAAAATTGGGAGGAGATAGTTTTGCCATTGAGATAATGGATACGGTAGAAGATCTCACGGAAGACTTTCGATTAGCGGGACAATCTTGGCAAAAGGCATGGCAAGGTGTTTCAGCTAAAATACAATCAGAGGTAGGAGCAAGTAAACTTCCTAGTGATTTTTATGATAATTTGGAAGATTATGTGAGATCTGTGTATGATTCAAATCAACAAACATCTGATATTCAAAAGAAATTCAATCCTTTTTTTAATAAGGAGCAAGCAGGTCAAGCTGTAATTGAGAATAAGAAGTATTATGAAACAATGAAGTCTCAGGCTGAATCTTTCCTTAACTCTATTGCCGCAGATCAAAAAAAATTACTTGACACGGGTAAATTTGAAGGGATAGACAAAGAGGTAGTAGAAAGGTATAAAGAGGCTAAAGCTAACATTCAAGAGGCTACAAAGCAATTAAAGATATATGATTCTTATGATAAGCAGAATATGACTGCCCAAAAAGAATACGAACGACAAGCAAAGGAACAAAAGAAGATTCAAGAAAGAATAAATAACGAACTGCTCGAACTTCAACGTCGTAATGAACAATCTCGGATTGATTTGATGGAGGAAGGCTCCGATAAGCGCATCGCCCAAATAGAATATGATTACGATCGTGAAATAGAGGCTATCCGTAAGAGGGAGAAAGAGTGGCGTGAGGCGCAAGGGGGAAAACTCACGCAAGAACAAACGGTTGAAATAAAAACAGCCATTACGCAGGCTCAGGCTACCCGTATGCGGTCCACGCAAGAAGTAGAGAACGAACAGATCGAGGCTCAACGTAAAGCCATGAATGATTACCTTAAGGAATATGGCACTTATCAAGACAAAAAAATGGCACTCGCCGCCGAATACGGGCAAAAAATAGCGTTTGCCGAGACCGAGGGGGAGAAATTGATACTCGGGAAGGAATGGGATAAGCAGCTTTCCGACCTTGAGATAAAAAGTGGCAATACCGCCAATGCCATAATCGCTCTTTTTGGAGACATGAAGGACAAGACTCTAAAGGAGTTGATAGAGATATCCACCAAGGGAAAAGAGGCCTTGGAGTTTCTTAAGTCCGGAGAATGGGATGAATCAAAAGGCAAGGGATTAGGCATAACGCAGGAACAATTCGATCTTTGGTCTGATATGCCTGAAATAATGGATAGGGCAGGGAAAAGCGTTGAGAGCACCAACGAGAAGGTCGATGAGTTGCGACCCGCTTTTGACAAGGTGACAGAAGGAGTGAGGCGATTCTTTGCCGCTGGTGACGACCCCAAAAAACTGACGGAATCATTACAGCTCATTAATGAGGGTGTAAATGAAGTTATGACCTCTGTTCAATTCTTGTCTACTTCATTTCGAAAACTAAGCGAGTCTATTGATATAAATGCTATTGAAGATGTTGCGGATGGGTTTGAGACTATATTTGATTCTATATCATCAGGAATGGAGGGGGCTATTTCTGGGGAAAAGTTTGGTGAGCTAGCTGCTTCTATAGGAAAAAAACTGGGTGTTATAGGAGAAAAAGCAGCGTCTTTATTTGGCCCTATAGGAACCGCCGCTGGTGCTGCTATTGGGGTAGTGACCTCTCTAGCGTCCTCTATCGCTAAGATCCATGACAAAAAGAACGAGAAACGTATACAGAGATTACAAGACCAGATAGATGTGTTGGATGCCTCGTACGAGAAACTAGGCCGTTCCATAGAAAAGGCTTATTCTACGGACGCTTCTAAGCTCATAAACCAGCAAAATAAATTGCTAGAGCAGCAAAAAGTGATCATCCAACAACAGATCGAGGAGGAAAGGAACAAGAAAAAGACCGACGATGACCGGATCAAGGATTGGCAAAAGCAATTGGAGGATATCAACGCTCAATTGGAGGACAATAAGGAGAAAGCTGTAGAGGCTATAACAGGAACCGATGTCATGTCCGCTATTGACGAGTTCGCCCAAGCGTATTCGGAGGCGTGGGCTACAGGAACTAATGCGGCAGAGGCTTCGACTAAGATTGTCCAAAATTTGATCAAGACGGCTATCATTGAGTTTTTGAAGAAGAAATTATCCCCTTCCGTAGAGGAATTCATGAAGAAATTGGCCGATTATATGTCCGATGGCATCGTTTCGCCTTGGGAAGAAGCGGAGTTGAACAAGTTGAAGGAAAAGATGGACGCTGAGGCCCAGAAGGTCTTCGATACGTCAAGCAAGTATTTCCAAGAGGATAAGAATGATAAATATGAGCAGACCGCTACATCCGGAGGTTTCGAGAAGATGTCTCAAGATAGCGCCGATGAGTTAAATGGCCGTTTCACCGCCCTGCAAATGACAGGGGAGGAGATACTGTTGTTCTTGCAAGGCTCCGAGCAATTCTTGAGCCTCTTGTATATAAAGGCCAGTATGGACGTGATATCTGTAAAGATAGCCTCGTTGTATGACGTGGCGGATGAGACTAGGACGATGATCGCCAGTATCTATATAGAGTTACAGCAGATCAATGATAATACCGCCAATACCGTGATACAATTGAAAAAAGCGGTGGATAAATTAACTAGTATAGAGACTAACACTAAAAACATGTAGTATGAATGTTGGAGATATAACGAGACGGGCTATTTCGCTAGGGGCTTGCTGTGAATCAGGCAAGGCCACTGACTGGAAGAGCCTATGTTGGCTGTTTTTTTCCCCGCAAGGGCGGGAGTTTTGCGAGGAGAATAATTATCCTTCGTTGGATTTATTTAGAGGCATGGCTAAAAACATAGCTCCCTACGGGATATACGTGGATCGTGATCTGATTGAGCTTCACAATAAAACAAACGTAGGTGTGATAGGTAATACCGTGGCGTATTTGAGTTATGACGATAACACGAGGGTGCATAAGGTGATCTTGATGCACGGGGGCAAGGCCAAGATAGAGGCCGGGAACTACTCCGTGATATTGCTTGTCAATATCGGGGGATGCGAGGTGGAGATTATTAACGACGGAACGGCAAGGATATTATGTTAGGGGATCTATATATTAACGGGAATGACGCATGGGGCACGTATCGTGTCGCCATGGGAGAGGGTTTTATCCAGACCTTGCTAACCCCAGCGGGAAACAAGGATTTCATAGAGAACGAGAGCCGGTTGGAAAACGGGAAGAGGGTCGTGTTCAATAATCCCAAGGTGGCTAGCCGGGATCTTACCCTTACGTTCAACATACACGGGGATACGCAAGAGGAATATATGCTGAATTATAAGGCGTTCGTGGCTGTCCTTCAACAAGGCAAGGTCGTATTGCGTGTTCCGGATCTTGATATGACATTTACCCTTGTCCATAAGAGATCATCAAGCTTCGCCTTGGATCGGAACAGGTTGAATAGTAGGCTATCCGTTAAGTTCGAGGAACCTGACCCAACGTCAAGGGGATAAGTGAAGAGCCGTCCGGCCCTTATTGGCTAGACGGCTCTTCGTCCTATTGCGCTAAAAGATGCGTATTTAAAGATCGGAGGTCGAATCTTCCCGGCTTTGACCTCCCGTTGTTGTATACCGACACGGTCATATGTGGCTTGAGCTTGGTGCCGCTAAATCCGCAAGCCCTCTCCAGCTCATCGATAAGCCTCTCCATTTTCAAGGATTGCCGGTTGAATCGCTCCATCGCCTTCTTGTCCCTTTGGGACGTTAAAAGCATTTCGTTTAGTATCGTGTTTATGTCTTTCATACGTTGTTCCTCATGAATTTAATGTTATACGAAAAGGCGTAATATTGGTCATACGTCATTAAATAATGGATTAATTAGCCTTCCCTTTTTCTATGAGTGGCATTATCCCATGTATCTTTAATTCCTCATACAGAAATAGACGTCCCTTTTGTGTCCATTCCGTATTGAGGCTAACATCGGGATTCCCGTTTGTGTGAGTGTAGTTGTGGGTGACGCTGTGAACATACCCTTTATTCAAGTATTTACCGTACAAAATCCATTGGTTGCGAACCTTGTGCTGTATGCCAAGATCACGAAGTAAGGCGTTGAACCTTCTTGCGCTCATCCCGTAATCTTGCGCTATCTGGGTGACCAGTACTGTTTGCTTGCTTTGCAAGATAACACGGGTGTACTCGCTTTGCTTCTGTAGCTCTACGTTCTCCGCTCTCAATTCCGTTATCTCCTCTTGCTTTTGCTCTATCCTCTTCTGTTGCTCCTCTATTTGCATCTGTTGTTGTGCGGCTAGCATTAGGGCCTCGCCGTAGGATTGAGGCAATTGGTGTTGAATGTAGTAACCTCCTGTTTTGCGAATGGTTGGTAGAACATCTTTTGTAACCCAATTTTTATAAGACTTAGCGTCTGGTCTTTTGCTTGATAGAATTAAGGCATAAAGGCCGCTTTCATTAACGTAAGTCATTGATTGCAATCCTCCTTTTGTAAGGGTGTCACGTTTCGTTACATCCTCTATATCGACATGATCTTGTACCGCTTTTCTTCCATTTGAGTAACCGAGTTGATTACATACATCAGATGCGCAGAAAAGCGGATTCCCGTTTTCGTCTGTTATAACACGGATATCCCCAAACAATGGAGAGTTGAATACTTGAACTTCGCTCGTGTCGTGAGCTAACGTTACTTGTACGGTACTATTATTCCCGTTCAAATAAAATCCATCGGAGTTTCGCATTACGCAATGAATTTATTTGTAAAACAAAAAAGGCAGGCCAGTGTCCTAAAGCTGCGAAACTCCTTTATGCGCCACACTGTGGGATAAAGCTTAGACACTGCCTGCCTATATATTTTCAGTATATAAGAGTCAAATAAAAATGCACAATGATATATGCCCATAAAAAAGTTTCGCATCGCAAAGATGACAACAAATTCCGACATACGCAATAATTCTACTATATTTTTCATATTCAATCAATCATTTAATAGTTCACAGGTATCATAGTTAAGGTTTTGAGGTCATTCATCCTAATCTGGATAATAGATGATTGTTTATATCCGGAGTTATATTTTGAGTGATGAAATTGTACGCCTTGCTTACGTCTTTCTTGAAATTAGGATCAGAGTCATATTCCTTGACAAGATCTTTCACGTTGTTGGAAAGGGTGGAATGTTGTCTCATGTGTAGGATGTTCGCTATCTTATCACGTAATCCGCTTTTCATTTTCTTCCCCGCCAACTTTTTGGGGCAATACAACAAGATTATCACAAACAGGAACTTCTTGCGATCATTCACGGTCATTTTGGACTTGCAATAAATGGATTGGAAAGCCTCGTACATTGCGTCTATCTCAGACATGTCCGTATATAAAGGCTCGCTGAATATATCTTCCTTTCTCTCAAGTTCGTCCATGTTGTTATATATGCGTGACAATTCCTTCACCCCGGACACGATGGTACTCTTTAGGTCAAAAAGACCGTGGATGAACTCCCGTCCTCTTTCCGTCCATACGGTTTGCATCGCCGTTCCGGGCGTTCCGTCACGCTGGACGTATGGATATGTCCTTGTTCTCGTGTAGTCCTCGTCTTGATACTTGTGTGTCAATAGCCATTGACCACCTTGCTTGTATTGTACGCCCATCTCTCTCAGCTTTTGGTTCAATGTGACGGCGCTCATTCCTAACTCCTTGGCGATCTGGTTGGTGTTATACGTGCTGGTGCTTTGCAATACCTTCTCGTAGTAATTGACCTTTGGGGCAGCGTCTTGAAGTTCCTTGCTTTGAAGGGCGGTTTGTTGCTCTAGGTTGGCGATCCGCTCCTCACGTCTCCTCAATGCGTCTTGAGCGACTAGAAGAGCACGTGCCATAAGTTCCTCTGGAGTATCTTCCGGTTTGGATATCATGTAGCCTCCGGTTTTCCGGATAGAAGGTAAGACTTCATCACATACCCAATCTTGAAATTTTTCGGCATCTGGTAATTTTGATTTCATTGTCAAACGATACACTTCTCCTTCTTTGCCATACTTCATTTCCTGCATAACCGTTGCTCCGTACTGGTTTACAGTGGGGGTCGGTAAAATGGCGACCCCCTTACAATGCTGTGAAACAGCGTCAGCTGGTCTACTATAACCAAGTGCCTTTGCTACATCTGCCAAGCAAAACAACGGCTCTCCATTCTCATTCATCGCAATTCTTACTTGTCCGAACTGCTCATTTTGGAAAATTCGAATATTATTCATAACTTTGTGCAGTTATAAAAGTTAATATTATCCTCATTGGTAGCTCGGTCAAGCACTACCTTTGAGGATTTTATTTTGACCGAAGTGGTAGCCGGGGACTTGAACCCCGGTGTATGCCGTCCTACCTGCTTATTACCAGTCTCGCTTGACAAGGTAAAAAGCGAAGGGCAAAGATTGAAGTTGCCTATTGTGACGGTCTGCAACTGGAATCAATGCCCTTAAATATCTTCTTTCGCTACCGTCACGTGAGCGATCATTTTCATATCACAAAATTATATATGACAAAATCCGTGGCCTATTTTTTCAAGGCTCGAAAAACCACAATGGAGCTATTGTTGTAAAATCCCTCCGGCCGTATTACCGGAGGGGCATCTACTTCCGATCCTCTCCCCGTCGTTCGAGTTATCCCGCAAGCCTGCAAGTCATGTCGCTAATTACGCTCATGAATCTATCGTAGGTCTTTTTATTCCATTCCTTGTGATCCGGCATCCAGTCATTGAATATCTCCATGTAGACCACATCGTGAGACCTGTCCTGTACGGTGACGCATAAACCGCCCGTCTCCGGCATAACGCCTACATTTATATGTACCGGTTTCCTTCCGATCATACACTCCAACGCAATCCTTTGCACGTTCTTCAATACCTCTATCGTTTCCATATTTCTTATATCATTAATGTATAGTTATCAATCTCCCGAATAAACCCTGTTACCGTAAAGGCTAGCCATACCGACATGAGATAAGACAACATGCTTGCGATACTCGATGCGTCTAGCTTCTTCCTCTGCCAATCTCTTGGCCTTGGCCTCATTATTTTTTATCTCTATCTTGGCATTATCCCATGCTATAGAAAGGCACTTGCCAAAAGACCAAGAGAATTTTCGGTAAAGTCTGAATAATCTCCATGCGTCTTTCATGATCTCGCTCTTGTTGTATTTCTGTGTTGCCATTGTACTGTTGTTTTATTTTGATGATGCAAAAGTATAGTATTTTCTGTACTATGCAAAGTGTTTAGATAGAAAATACTATCGCATTAAGATTAATTAAGATAGTAAACACTATACATTTTAAACGGTAAGATTATTTTTGTACTATAATTTAATTTATAACATTATGAGAATTAAGGAACTATTGAAAGAAAAAAGGATGACACAGCAAGAATTAGCCGACAAAATGAATGTAAGTCTTTCAGCCGTTAAACAAATGGTATCTGCAGAATCATTGACTACTACCACATTGGAAAAGATCGCCACAGCTTTAGATGTTCCCATGTGGCAAATCTTCGCCTCCCCAAACGATATACATCCACAAGCCAAAACAATCATTTGCCCTCATTGTCAAAAACCAATACCTGTTGAAGTAGATGTTAAGATTAAGATGGAATGATATAACCTGTAATCCTCAAAATAAAAATCATGAAAGTTTGTTTTCTGCATACAATGCACTACCTTTGCGATACAATATAATACAGAAGTAATATGGAAGCAGTAATAAGAAAGCAAACATCGTTCCGTTTACGTGAGGACTTGTTGCAAATATTGCAGGAACAAGCCAAGAAAGCGAACAGGAGCCTGAATAATTTCGTAGAGAGCACCTTGATGGACGCTGTATACTCCGAGCCAAACGAGGAAACGATAGCGGCTATAAGGGAAGCACGTACGACCAAGAATAAAGAAACGTTCGACAGCGTGGATAGCTTGATGGAGGAATTAATGAAGTGAAAAAGAAATTACACCCAACAAGCCAGTTTAAGAAAGATTTCAAACGTATTCAGAAATTCCCCAAAAAAATCGCAGCTTTTGAATATATCGCAAATCTACTTATAAATGACCATCCGATTCCACAAGAATACAAACCTCACATGTTGAAAGGTGAGTATAAAGGGTGTATGGAATGCCATATAGAAGGGGATTTTCTTCTTATTTGGATTGACGGAGAAATAATCGACTTGCTTAGAATTGGTAGTCATTCCGAGTTGTTCGGAAAAAAGAGATAGACAAGTACAAATATGAATACATTGACTTACAAAGGCTATATCGGGTCTGTATCTTTTAGCGAGAAGGACAATGTTTTCTTTGGAAAGATAGAAGGCATTGATGGTCTTGTTAATTTTGAGGGGGAAAGCGTGCGGGAACTTACAACGGCTTTCCACGAGGCTGTAGATGATTATCTGGCGTATTGCGAGGAAGAGGGGATTGAGCCGCATAAGAGCTATTCCGGTTCATTGAACGTTCGTTTATCACCGGAACTTCATAGTAGAGTGGCTGTTCTGGCAAAGCAAGCAGGCGTTTCCATTAATGCTTTCATAAAAAAAGCCGTGGAAAAGCAAGTTGCTGTAATGTTGTGATTTGGAATAGAACATATACTTACCTTGCCATTTAATATATGCTTCAAGTAGCGTAGGAGATATACTTCGTTGGCAAGGTTTGTACTACTTAAATTAAGAAATATGTTATCGAACATGTAATTCCCTTCTATACTATTTGCTTTTGTTAACACTATTGTCTACTTTTGCCCCGTCATTAATTAAACTAAATCAAGTCATGAAAAAAGTTTTACCTATTTTTCTTCTATTAATGCTATTTTGTTCTTGCAGTAATAAAGACGATTATACCATAACTTCTATTTCTATTGATAAAACAAAGCTAGAATTGAAGATCGGTGAAAGTTATGATTTCCAAATGTCCCATTTCCCTTCGGAGGCTCCTTCTCCCCGATATAAATGGGTTACATCTAAATATTTTCCGATAAATGGCCCCGAAGATGGCTATGAAATAGCATCTATTGATCAAAACGGAACTATAAAAGCTTTAAAAGAAGGTGTTACAATTGTAAGCGTAGAGACAATTGATGTTTTTGATCCCGAAAAAGGTTATCCTTTTTTTCAGTCATGCGAAGTAACCATAAAACCCATAGTAGGTGAATCCATAACATTATCCAAGACAGATCTTGATATGAAGCCCGGAGAAACGGCTTCGTTGACGTATACCATATCACCGGATAACGCCACAAGTAAAGATGTCATATGGAAAACCAGTGACCCTAAAGTAGCTTCGATATCCTATGGTGGCTTCACATCCAATGCCGAGATTACAGCAAAAGGCCAAGGAGAAGCTAAGATTACCGTTAGTCTGAAAGATAACCCCAAGGTGTCTGCGACTTGTAATATCAAGGTCGGAGCAGCTAAACTTGAAAATATAAGTTTTGAGGAAAAAGAAAAGACAATCATGCAAGGTGAATCAACCAAGTTAAATCTTGTGTTTACGCCTTCTTATGCTACTAATAAAAACGCACAATGGACATCCTCTAATAAGGATATAGCGGTCGTTGATAAGGAAGGTAACGTTACTGGAGTTCATTTCGGGGAATGTACGATAACCGCCAAAGCCGAGGATGGAGGATTTGAGACGGCTTGTAAGGTCATAGTAAAGCCTATTCCGGTAGAAAACATATCTTTTCCCTCACGTTACTATGATATCGAGATAGGAGGGGAAAAACAATTAATTGTAAATTTTACTCCGGAGAATGCGGGAAACCGTAATCTTACATGGTCTTCCTCTAATCCTATAGCCGTGTCTGTTGACAAGACCGGAAAGGTGAAAGGGAATACGTCTGGAAGTTCAACAATCACAGCCACCAGCGAAGACGGTGGGCATAAGGCATCCGTAGAAATATATGTAGTTGAAATAGATCGTTTGATGAACGTGTACTTCCCTTCTTCATCCGTCGTTATTCTCAATGGATATTACACGGGAAGTATATCATGCGCTATCCGAAATAATAGTTCTCATGCCGTAAACCTAAGCAAATTCTACGTCGTTGAATCTAATACCTATAAGACTGTATTAGAGACTACGGATATGTCTATATTAGGAGAATTAAAGCCCGGAGAAACAAAAATTCTTAACGCTAGATTAAACTCGGTGTATGAGCCAATATTCCGTTGGGAGTTTGAATATAATGGAAATTCATATTCTACTTTTACTAAATATGGAGATAAGTAAGTTCTATTTTTGTTAATAGATACTATTAAGTTATTTAAGCCCGTTCCGTCCTTTCGGTTCGGGCTTTTTTTTATTTCCTCCTACAATAAAATTGCAACAATCCCGCCATTGTTTTTTTTAGGTCCGCTTGATTTTTTGCCATCCCCCTTATATGCGTGAACTTTGAGTTCATGATCGAGATTAAGGACATATCTGGTAGAGTCAAGTTGTCGGTATCGATAGAAACGGGTTCGGTACGTCGGTTTGAGTTGATGAAAGAGGACTATGTGAACCTCGTGTTCTCCTTGTCCGACCCGGTACAACTGGAGATCGGAGACAATATCGATTATGAAGGTAGCGTTTTCTACGTAACTGGCAAGACATACCCGACATTCAACGCATCCACAGGCGGATACGACTATAGCGTGCGATTCGACTCGCATTATTACCGATGGAAGAATCATATCCTATTTTACGATAGGCAAGGTAACAAGGAAGCGTCATGGAGCCTTACACGTGCTCCGGAGGCCCACCTAAGCATTGTCGTATCCAATTTGCGATCTCTGGGATTCAGGTATAACGGCAAGGAGTACCAAGCCGTTGTCGATAGCTCCGTTGACGCTGTCGCCAAGCTCGTGCAATACGACAGCACGAATATCGTGGATGCCCTTACCAAGATTGCCGAGACGTGGGAGTGCGAGTGGTGGGTAGAGGGTGACAAGATATATATAGGCAGGATAGAGCGTGGCGATCCCGTAAATCTGGGGATAGGTAGGCAGGTAGTGTCCATGCCAAGGAGCCAAAGCCAAGACCTGTTCGCCACACGCCTGTACGCTTTCGGCTCAACGAGAAATATCCCCTCGGGCTATCGCAAGGGGGAATCCGGTACGGTGGTGCAAGGGGTGGTGCAAAAACGCCTCATGCTTCCTAAAGGAACTCCCTACGTGGACGTGGTACAGGGATTGACCGAGGATCAAATAGTGGAGGCGGTCGTTATATTCGACGATATATACCCTCGTAAGATAGGTACGATAACCGAGGTGATACCGAAGGAGGTCACGGAGGAGGGCGAGGACGGGACATCGGAGACATTCACCGTCTACCGGTTCAAGGACTCGGGATTGTCCTTCTCCGAAGAATACGTGCTTCCCTGCAAAGAGCTTCGTGTCGTATTCCAGACGGGGCCGTTGTCAGGCATGGATTTCGCCTTGCGATTCAATCCGGAAGGACTGCCGGAGGATGATCCGGAGGCTCAGGTGTTCGAGGTAGTCCGTAATGACTCCTATGGCCAGACATTGCCGGAAAGCCCTCTTATACCGGGGACGGGGAACAAATATATCCTATACAATTTTGATACGCAATACGTAAGTGACACCCTTATCCCACAGGCGGAAGAGGAATTGCTAAGAAGGACGATAGAGTATAAGGGCAAGGTCGTGTCGGACCCTTCCACTTACACATGCGTCCTTAACTCATACTACGCTTTCGGCTACGATGAGAATAATGGTATATTGAACCCGGAAAAGGCGATTGATCTATCCGTAGGACAGCGTGTCAGGCTTATCAATAAGGCCTATTTTGAGAATGGGCGGGAATCTAGGGTATTGGGTTTCGAGAAAAAGCTTGATATCCCATATGATTCGCCTTCCTATACGGTAGGAGAGAGCGCGGCTTACTCCCGGCTGGGGGAATTGGAGCGTAAGTTGGAGAATATCCAATATAAGGATAACACGTACGTCAACCAAGGTAGCGGTTCTTTCGGGGTGTATATCATAAAGAAAGAGGATACTACCGCCGCCTCGGACGAGAACGTTTTCTCCGCTCTGCGGACATTATATGAGATAAACAAGGTAAAACAGGATAACGACAAACGTTACCTTCGAAAGGACATACCCGATATCGCCCATGAGGATATTTTATTCGACAAGAAGATAGGCTCCTCCATCTTCCTCGATGGCATGGACGGTAAGGGCTGGGAGATCAAGGCCGACGGTTCCGGTATCATGGAGGCGTTGAAGGTGCGTTCCGACATATACGCTGGCAGCAAGATCGGCTCCATATCGTTCGCCCCCGGCTTCACCGGCTGGGGCACGGAGATAGACATCCCCACGGCCACTGGAACCTTTGACAACATATTCGCAAGGAAGACCTTCACGGCCTACGAGATAGTGTATTCCCAGATATATGCGTTGGGCGGCAACCAGATCGTGTCCGATATCAACAAGATAGGGAGGGTCGAGAGGCTTTCCGATCGCTGGAGATGCTACATGGACGACATGGACGGTCTCATGCAGATGAACCTCAGGGAGGGTGACGGAGTGAAAATACAGAGAAGAAACGGTATCACGTCCACTAAATATCTATTCGGTCGCTGTATCGGTATCTTATCCGACTATTTCGACGTGGCCTACCCGCTGATAGAGGGTGCCGGCGAGCCAGAGGCTGGGGATTTCGCCATGCGATGGGGTAACGACAGGGATACCACTAGGCAGGGCCTTATCTATCTGACATCGGCGGATCAAGGAGCGCCGTTCATCGCCGTATATGACGGTATCACGGGCGTTTCCACGCAAGACACGCTGAAGGCCCAGCTAGGCAACCTCTCCATGATCCGTACAAAGAACGGGACCCAACTGAAGGGTTACGGGGCTTACCTTAACGGGATCTATATAGAGAACTCGTCCATATACCTCGATAACGGCATGACCGTGGAACAACAGTTCTCCGTGATGAACGGGGAGCTGAGGAGCGAGATCGAGGGGGTGAGGAACGACATGTCTCTGGAATCCGGGAATATACTTGTCAATTCCACGTTCGGGAAGGACACGAATTATTGGCGATCGGAGAACGAGGTCCATTTCATCAACGTCGGGGGCGACCTGTTATGGATAGGCGGCGCTTTCTACTCGGAGAAGAGAGAGGTGGCGGACATCTACCGTGACGGTGAGCGTAACGTACTCCGTCTGCTGGGGACTACTATATACCAGTCAAACGCCAACATGAAAGGCGATAAGGCGGCTGGGACCTACTCGTACGCCTTTTTCTACAAGGTCATGAGACGAGGTGTTTTGACGGTGGGTTTCGCCGGGCAGGAGTTGTACGACTCCTTGACCCTCGATCCGTCCGACGAGTACGTCAAGCTGTCAAAAGTCGGCAAATGGGACGGTACCGGGGATTTCCGGATCGGATTCACTGGCGAGATATTGATCTACGGCGTGTCGTTGTTCAATGACAGGCTGGCCGATGCCGTGATAAAGCTTGAGACGCGGATATTACAGACAGAGGAGTATATCAAGTTACTGGCCACGAAGGAGTACGTGGACTCGGAGACCGGGGCGATATATACCAAGTATGACGCAGAGTTGTCGGTCATGGCCGAGGAGATATCCGCCCGTGTGACGGAGGAGCAATTCGCCACGGCGCAAGAGGCCATAACGCTGGCCAATAACGCCGCCAAGGCCGCCCAGACCGCCGCCGATAACGCTAACCAGTCCGTGACAAGCCTGAACACCTACGTTGACGGCGCTTTCGCCGACGGTATCATAACGGAGGCCGAGGCCAAGGCCATAGAGAAGTACCTGAATACGGTGAACACGTCCAAGGACAGCGTGACCGCCACTTATACTAAGCTGTATTCCAACACTTACCTTGAAGGGGCGGCCAAGACCGGTCTTAAATCGGCCAAGGATGTCTTGGACTCGTCTATAAGCGCCTTGATAAGCAGTATCAACACGGCCATAGCGGACGGAAAGACCACCGCCTCGGAGAAGGCCGACGTGGATAAGAAATTCGCGGCCTTCAACACGGCCATGTCCTCGTTCGAGAGCGCCGTGGAAACGGCGAACAAGTATATACAGGACAAGTTGAAGGACTATACCGATACGGCGACAAACCAAGTGAAGGTGAAGCTGGAGTCTGATTTGTCGGTACAGGCGGGACAAATCACGGGTATCTCCACTAGGGTGGACAATATAAGGAATGAGATAGACACGGCGGGATGGATCAACACTACGCAGGGAAATACATTGTTCGCCGCCAAGAGCTTGGAGAACGGCGATAATATCATATCGTATATCAACCAGACGGCAACCACCACCACGATCAAGGCGGAGAGGATTGACCTTGTTGGTGTGGTAACTATATCAATGCTTGATAGTAACTTGCGTGATACTATTAAAGACACAGTCTTTGATGTAAATAAAGCTTCCGATATAACGAGTGCTTTCTATCGGTTTAGTAACGATGGCATGAGTTTGAATCGTAGGATAGAGGTTGGTTCCGGTTCTATTGATAATCTCTCCGTGAAAGGAGGCATTTCACCAGATGTAAATAACGTATGTTTTTGGACTGGAGGTACATATGGACAAGCCGTGAATAATGAAGCTAAGATTGTCTTACGGCATGATGGGTCAGGATTCCTAGCTAATAAGAATATCTCTTGGAATACATCTGGAGATTTAAGTATAATAGGCAAAATACAAACCTCAGATAATGGGAATAGAATCATAATAGACCCATCGACGAGAAGTATTCGTATGATTAATGATAAAAACTCCTTAGCAGGAGAGATCTTGTTTAATGATATGACTGGATATCAGTCATTACCTGCATTCCATATTTATATGAGAAACGCATCTTCAGGTGTCTCCAATTATCGAGTTTCCATGGGATATTTCGGATTTGGATCTTACGATAATGGAGGAAATGTCTTGTTTAATATCTCCCCATCGGGATTAATGACATTTCCGTATATGTCAACAGTAGATCCAAAGGTGAAAGGAGCTATATGGCGGGATGGGAATATGCTTAAAATATCTTTGGGATAATATTAACAATTAAAATACAGTAAATCATGAAAGTAAATTTCAACAAGAATCTAAAAAACTTCGATGGAACAGACATGAGGGACAATTCCGGTGAAGTGAAGGTCATCAAGGACGTAGTATGCTCTAGGCTTTACTCTTCCGGCGATGATATGAACGAGGACGAGAAGTACGAGCTTTACAAGCTAATGACAAGGATCTACGCCGCCGATGGTGAGATGGACATCAGCGACAAGGAATCCATATTAATAAAGAAATGTTGTAACAGGACGTTGACCTCCGGAGCTTTCGGTCAGATCTTTGAACTTTTAAACGTGTGATACCATGGAGATAACGAGCGACACAAGGACGATAAACGGCTACTCGGAAGTGGCCGGTATCAAGATACAGTATTCCGCCTCGGTCAAGACAGATGAGCGGATAGACCGGATAACAGGCTCTTTTATCAAGGACGGGGTACGTGTGGGATCTCTGGCCTACGAGCGTAACGGGCAATTCTTCATGTCGGTGGACAAGCCCGGCGTGATAACGAGCAAGGAGGACGCCGTGGCAGTCACCACTCAATTCTTCAATGACACTTACGAGATGTTGAACAGTCAAGCGGTGGAGTAATATGGAAAGCATCATCCTATCATCGGGCACCGAGGTGACCCCCGAGGACATCCAGAAGATAGCGTCGGCGGTCAACGACCTCTTGCTGACCACGTCGAAAGACCCGGGGCAGTACGAGGAGGCCAAGAGCCTGCAAGGTATATCGTCCTTGCCGGTGTTCAGGCAATCCGGCTCGGCCTATGATCTCGTGCGTGTGGCCATATCCTTGTTGAGGGGCGTTGACGGGAAGCAGATCGTCTTGCAGGTCACCGCCGATTACATACAGTGGCGTTACGAGGACGGGATGTGGCAGAACCTCATACCGCTCGCCGACTTGAAGAGGCCGGCCACGGAAGCCGCCGCCGATGTGCGTGAGAGGATGGACGCTATCGTGAGCGAGGTGAACGCCTTGAAGACCCAGTTCGAGAACGACGTGAGGCACGCCTTGGAGAGGGCGGACGCGGCAACCGAGAAAGCGAACACGGCGGCAGAGAACGCCAAGTCGGTGTCTGACCACCCGGGCTATATCGGCGATGATTTCCATGTCTACACGTGGAATTACGCTACCGGGACCTATATCAAGACGGACAGGATACTGAAACCGGAGGCGTTCACGATCTACAGGGTTTATAAGTCAGTATCGGCCATGGAGGCGGACAAGTCTAACGTCCCGGAGGGTAAATTCGTCATCATCAACACGGGCAGCGTGGAGGAGGAGGATACCGGCAAACTATATCTTAGGACATCCACGGGCTACGACTATATCGTGGACGTGTCCGGCATGAGAGGCTTCACCGGGAAGACCCCGCAATTCTCCATAGGCACCATAACGGCGGGCACGTATCCTTCCGTATCGTTGTCCGACGGGGGCACGGACGCATCCGGCGACCCCGTATACAGGATGAACTTCGTGTTGCAGAGAGGCCCTAGGGGATTCTCTCCCAAGATATCGATCGGGAAGGTGACGACCGGTCTCCCGGGAACGGCGGCCCAAGCCACGATAACCGAGAAGGGAGAGACCGAGGAAGGGGTACCATTGGTAGAATTAGATCTTACCGTCCCGCAGGGACAGGACGGGGCGGTGGCCGGCGTATACAAGACAAGGGAGATCGACCATGTCCCGGGGGCGAACGACGTGACCTACGAGGAGGGCGGCGAGACCAAGAGCTACCCTATAGGCGGCGAGGTCTATCTAAGGGAGTCTCCCGGCGACGTTACGTTCTATAAGCTCCACGACATAGTGGAGGGCAAGGCCATATGGGAGGAGTCTTCCGGAGCCGCCTTGCCGGGGAACGTCTACTTGACCGGGGCGAATTACTACAATGAATCAGTAACAATAATCGATAAAGGGATATTATCATGAGCAAAAGAGGAGCTTACGTATACCAACAGATAGAGCAGTCCACCGCCGAGTGGACGGCTGACAGCACCATATACCCGCCGTCGCTATGGCTTTTCGAGCGGTTAGCGAACGGAAATTTAAACATGAAGTTCTCGGACGGTATCCATACGTACTCCGAGCTTCCGTTGATGATGCAAGACATCAAGGTGAGGATAAAGACTAACACGGACACGGAATACGTCTTGGAGATAACCTCCGCTGAGGGAACCATAACCACGCCTAACTTGCGTGACCATTACGACGATACGAATATCCGGAATCTGGTCACCGGTCTAAGGACGGACGTTGATAAGTTAAAGCCCGTTGTCACCTCCACCCCGTCTAACGGACAGATAACCATAACGCCGGACAAGGCAAAAAATGACGATCCGGACGTGTCGATAACGCTGGAGACCAAGGGGGACAAGGATAAGTCGCTGATGGCCGACGGCAATTACCGCAAACTGCCCGTGTACGGGAGGAACCTGTTGCTGGGATCGGGGAAAGAAGTTAGTAACTCGAATTATCCTATAGCATCTTATTGGTTAACTGAATCTATCCAAAAAAATGCGGAAGTGACTTGTACTATATGGGGAGATTTAGGTGAAGGTCTTGACCATTTTATGTTATTTAACTCAAGTGATAGAGGAGATCAACTTGTTAAATATACACCTGAAGATTTTGTTAATGGAAAGGCTAGCAAAACATTTAAATGGAGAACTCAAACAACAGATGGTGATGAGACATCTAATACTTTCTTGAGAGTTTATGCTTTTCCCAGATCAAGTACTACTAGTACCATCCACAAGATCAAGCTTGAATATGGTGATATTTCTACTGAATGGTCTCCAGCTTGGGAGGATATCTCCGACATCGAGGAACGGTACGCCTACGGTGTAGAGTGGGACATGGCATCGTCAAGCCCGGACGGGAAGCGTGTGGGGAATATGCAACTGCATAGGGAGTTGCCGGTGCAGAGTAAGATGAGAAGGTGCATAATTGATAACAATGGAGGTATACTAAGTTACGTTACAGGGTCGGATGAAACGATAAACGAGTCCTATCTAAAAGCCTCGTTAATGACTGAAATTCCAGATCATTGGACTAAGATTTACATTAATGGCACTAAGTTCAGAATAATGTTATCCGCTATTCCATTACCGGGATACAAACACGTGGATAAATTCTACATATCAACAGTAGAGGCTAGGATTAGCAGAAGTAAGTCCATGTTGATATCTATGAGTAGTGCTACCTCGTTATCGGAAGATTTCCGTGGCGGCGACAACACCGCCGACTGGGACGGCACCTACCGTTCCTTGCTAGGCCGTCCCGTCACCAACCTCACCCGAGACCAATTCCGGCAAGCCGCTAGGAAACGTGGAAGTGGTTGGGAAATGTATACCTACAACGCCCACAAGACCCTGTTCTGGCTATTCGCCGTCGAGTACGCCACGCTGGACAGCCAGAAGCCTTTCAACGCCCAGAAGGACGCTAACGGTTTCGCCCAAGGAGGCTTAGGTCCGGGACCTACTCAAATGACGGATTGGACTAACTTCAACAACGCCAATCCACTTATCCCATGCGGCTATACCAACGAGTTCGGGAACGGCTCGGGAGAGAAGGCGTATGTCGTGAAGAACGCTTCCGGCGGTACTCACGCCACGTTGATGGCTAACAGGTATCGTGGCATAGAGAATCCGTTCGGTCACATCTGGAAATACACTGACGGGGCTAATATACAGGTCACCACGGGCGATGCCGGATTGTCTATTCTATGGACTACCGATGACCCGTCGAATTTCAGCGACACCTCTTACACCGGTTATGACAAGAAAGGCAATATCTGCCGTACAAACGGTTATGCCAAGAAGATGTTGCTTGGGGAAGATGGCGATATAGTGGCCACGGAGGTCGGAGGTAGCTCCTCTACCTACTGGTGCGACTACTACTACACCTACACATCGGCTAACCGCATGCAGGTGGTGCTGGTTGGCGGTGGCGCGGACAGCGGGTCGCATGCGGGCCTCGCTGGCGTGGATGCGAATTATGCGCCTTCCGGTGCGCATCGTCACTTCGGTTCGCGCCTTTGCTTTTTCCCCGAATTTCGTAAAACGTCGGCGTAGCCGCACGTCTCACGTCGGGAATTTTTTGTATAACGTTTAATGAAGATAAAAATGGAAGAAGAAAAGAATAAAGATGACGGCAGCTTGTCGTTCTTGAATATCCCAAGGGATAAGAACTCAAGGCATTTTAATTGTCCGGAGATCACCCAACAGAAGTTGACGAATCTCACGTTCTGGGTAATCGATTACATGGATGGCGTGTCCACCAAGTTCGGGAAAGATAGGGCGCTTGTCATGATCAAGGAGAATCTAGAGGATAAGGATAGTGATGCCAAGAAATTCTTTACGAACTCCCAAGAGATCAAGTACGTTCTTGGTAAGATAAAGGAGATGGACAAGTTCCCTAGGAAAGTGACGATGCGAGCCTCCGGGAATAGGTATTATCTCGAATGACGGAATAAGGGTCGATCATCCCTAGGTGGTGCTGGTTGGCGGTAACGCGGACAACAGGTCGAATGCAGGCCTCGCTAACGTGAATACGAATAATGCGCCTTCCGATGCGAATCGTAACATCGGTTCACGCCTATACTTTTAGAGAGGGGAAAAGATATTTAGAGAACAAACAGGGATGGTGGCCTCGCCTCTTGGCGAAAAAAGTCTCCCCATATAAAGGGTGTTGGTAGGGAAACCGAAGACTCCCTATGATAAAAAGCAAATTAATGACAATAAAATGAAGAGAATAGGGGATTTATTTGATAAGATAGCGAATATGGACAACTTGATACTTGCGGACATGAAAGCCCGAAGGGGAAAGAAGGATTCATACGGTATAAGGTTGTTCGACAAGGACAAAGATGGTAATCTAAGCCGTTTGCTAAAGTCTCTGCTGGATGGCACGTTCAAGACTTCCAAGTACCGGACTGATACCATCTATGAGCCAAAAGAAAGGATCATCTTCAAGCTCCCTTATTATCCGGACAGGATATTGCATCATGCCATAATGAACGTCATGGAACCTATATGGGTTTCCGTGTTCACGGCTGATACGACATCATGTATCAAGGGAAGAGGGATAACGGAGGCGTATAAGAGGACAAGACGGGCTTTGTCCGATCGTGAATCCGTCTATTGCCTCAAGGTTGATATCCGCAAATTCTATCCGTCAATAGATCATGAGGTGTTGAAAGGCATCGCTCGGAAGAAGATCAAGGACGATCGCTTGCTTATGTTGTTGGATGAGATCATCGATTCCGCTCCCGGCGTTCCGATCGGGAACTATCTTAGCCAATATCTTGCGAATCTTTATCTCGCCTATCTGGATCACGAGATAAAGGAGATTATAGATATAAGGCATTATATCAGATACGCGGATGACATGACTTTTTTCCATCATGATAAGTGTTTCTTGAGAAACGTATTACTTCCGTGGCTTATCGATAGATTGGCCGTGTTGAAGTTGGAGCTGAAAGGGAATTACCAGATATTTAAGATCGCTGAGAGAAGATCGGATAAAAGCGGCCGTGGTATAGATTTCGTGGGGTTCGTTTTCTATAAGGAGCATATACGGATAAGGAAGAGGACTAAGCAAAATCTATGTCGTGCGGCGGCTAGATTGAATAAAGTCCCGAATATATCCTTAACGGAATACAAGGCAGGTCTAGCCGGTTGGCTGGGCTGGATATATGATAGCGATAGCAAGCATTTAGCTAAGAAAATTTTAAAACCAGAGTTTTATGAAGCGATCATGGAGCGACACAATGCCGCCTAGAATAGAGCGGGACGGTGACGGATCCTACCTTTACCGGTGGGAAATTATAGAGGAGACAAGGGAGATGGGTGACGATATGGCCCCCGTGATCTCCTATAGTTACAACGAGGTCAGGGTATGGCCCACGTTGACGGCCAACAAGATATTGGAGGCCTGCATTAACGCCCTATGGGACAAGGACGTGGAGCAAAAGAAGCTGAACGACTACAACGCCGCCCAGCTAGGCATACTGGACTTGTCATACGTGGAGTCTTATAAGACGTTCCTTAACGAGAGGAAGGCGTTGAAAGACCGTGTGGATAGCGATTTCGCCGAGTGGGAGGCGGCGAGAGAGGAGGAGAGCATAATGGTTTTATAACTAATTAAAAAGGATCGGAAGAATGGATTGGACGATGATGTTAACCGCCGTATTAACCTTTGTTGGAGGAGGTGGTCTTGGAGCAGTGCTGATGTTTCCGCAAAAGAGGAAATCGGCCGAGTTGGAGAATGAGACGAAAGCGAGTGAGCAATGGAAGGAATTGTATATCAAAAGTCAGGAGGAAAAGAAAGGTTTGAGCAATCTTATAGATAAACTATACGACGATCAGGGACATTTTCGTGACGAGAATAACCGTCTTACAACCCAGATAGCGGTATACAAAGTACTTAAATGCAGAGATTTGAAATGTACCAATAGGAATCCTCCTATCGAGAACAATATAAATAGTGAGGATAAGGAGGATAAAGATTGCGATAAAGAAGGATCCCCAGATCCAAAAGGATAGGGGAGCCGGATAAATTTTAGCTTCCTGTCTTTCGCAAGGGAGGATAGCAAGGTTAACAAAGCGCATAAAAGTATAAAAAATAATTGATATGAGAACGATTAACAGGAAAATCAACTTGATCGTGATCCATTGTTCGGCCACTAGGGTAGATAAGGATTATACCCCTGAGCAATTAGAGAGAGACCACAAGGCGAGAGGATTCAACTCCGCGGGTTATAACTATTATATCCGGAGCGGGGAGATAGTATCTATGCGTCCATTGGAATTGATTCCGGCTCATGTGACCGGATATAACAAGAACAGTATAGGAATATGCTATGAGGGTGGTCTTGATCCGGACGGGAATCCGGATGATACACGTACGGAGGCACAGAGACAGTCGATTATAAGGCTGTTGTTGGATTTGGTCGTACAGTTCCCGGATAGTAGGATCTGCGGTCATCGTGACCTATCCCCGGATCTTAACGGTAACGGTAAGATTGAACCGGACGAGTGGATGAAGATGTGTCCGTGTTTTAATGCCGAGGAGGAGTATCGCAATATATGAAACCTTGGCAAGTAATATTAATACTAGTGTGCTTGGTAGCCAGTTTCACGGCTGGCTACCATATCCGGGGGGATGTGGATGGCAATCAAATACATAAGACCGACAGGTTTACTTATGTTGACACGATACATGACAGCATCCCGTACCCAGTCTATGAGACATTGGTGCGGACGATACCGGAGCCGTTCCCTGTTTATATCACGTTGGACGGTGACACGGTAAAGGAACCTGTATATGTTCCGGTACCGATAACTCAAAAGGAGTACAAGACGGATGATTATAAACTGTCGATTTCGGGCTACAAGCCAAATCTCGATTACATCGATGTATATCGTAAGACTGAGTATATAACCAAGACGATCTCCCCACGTAGATGGGGAATAGGAGTTATAGCAGGTTATGGGATCGGTAAGAATGGCTTGTCACCCTATGTCGGGATAGGCGGGTTTTATAGAATTTGGTGAGGCTTCCATGGCTCACGCCCGAGAAACCTCTGATAATAGAATGAATGCGTTATATGAATAACAAGGGCTGACGTTTTTTGTTCATGATTAATTTAATATTAGTTTGATGGTGACTTCGTGAGAACGAACCGGAAAGGGAAGATAAAGAAAAAAGAATCTTCCCTAAATAATCGGATCGGAAGTTTGATTATTTTTTCATGCCACGCACGACGGGAAGATTCTTATAAGTCTTTCTGCCGTGCATTTTTTGTGCCCGGCTTTGATAGTAAAACAAACCACGAAATAAAAAGTTTATGAATAAGGTGGAAATTTTTTACAAAAAAGTGATAGAGGCAGTCTGCAAGGAGTGCGGGACCGATCCGGTAATGATGTTTAGCAACAACAAGGAGAGGAACGTTGACGCTAGGGGAGTGGCTATAACCATACTGGCCGATCGCAAGTTGAGCGACAATATCATATCCGATCTGACGGGGATGACGAGGCAGGCGGTCAACAGGATGCGTAACTTGTACCCGGACAGAATAAGGAGGAGTTACTACCTGAGGAGGACGGTGGAGAGCGTGAAAGAGGAGCTATCAGGTACGGTCTGAGGGTGCGTTATGTTGTAAGGCATGTGATTTGTCTATGAAAAAATTTTCATATAACAAAATTTTTTGCGACATTTGCGGCGTAAAAGGTGATTTTGTAGCCTCGTCAAGTAACCAGCCTTGGCAGAGGCTTTGTTGTATACGAAAAGTTTCATTATGGAAATATATATGCCACATGCGGTAAATGATATTAGGATAGGAGAAGCCTTCAATCATCTATTCAGGATAATCCTGAAAATGGAGAATTCCGATGATGATGATTTCATATGGAACTTCCAATATACGGCATTTGTGACTCCATTTTTCTTATTGCCTCTTATGCTTTATAGAGATAAGTGCGGTAAGAATGTGGTTTGCAAGAATATATCGGACAGTGTTAAAAGCTATCTGGACTCTATTCATTTTGAAGGAGGTGTAGTAGCTGACAGTGTTAGTGATTTTCATAATTATATGGAATATTTTTCTATGAAAAAATATATTCCTATAATAAAGTTCCCGGGATGTAAAAGCAAGGATAGCATAAAAAACGATATACTATCTGTAGCAGAGAATATAATGATAAGGCAATTAAATATTGAAGGAGAGTTGAGAAAGGCTTTATCTTATATGCTGACTGAGACGATTGACAATATATCTGAACATTCAGAGAGTGAATTTGGTTATATATTTGCTCAGTATTATCCGTCAAAGAGTTATATAGACATTTGCATAGCGGATAATGGTATAAGTATACTGGGTAGTTATGTTAAGTCTGGCAAGGGAGGTATAACTAACGATGTGGAGGCTTTAAAAAGCGCGGGAAAGGGTATATCGACTAAAAATTTACCAGATACCGAGAATCGTGGTTATGGTATAAGTACTTGCAAGAGAATGTTGTCTAAGGGACTTGGAGGAACATATTTTTTGCTGTCTGGGCAAGCGTTTCATCTTATGTCAGAGGAAGAGACATCATATATAGGACTTCCTGATTATATAAAATGGGATGGAACTATAGTGGCATTAAGGATACCATATAAAGAGGAAAGGATGTTTAATTTTTATGAATATTTAGAATGAAGATCATGGAAAAGACAATTGTGATATCAGAATTGATAAGGGGAGAGCTTCGTTCTAGGACAGAAGCTAAAAAAATCTATATGAGGGCTAAGGATTTGAATAGCCCATGTGTACGTATAGATTTTAAGGATGTATACTTTATGTCTCGATCATTTGCGGATGAGTTATGCAATACAATAGAGGCTTTGGCCTTGGATAAAGTGAGGGTCTCTATGGAGAATGAGAGCGACTCTATAGATCTGATGATGAAAATAGTAAAAGGTAATAGAAATAAACCGAGAAATATGCATGAGGACAGTGAGGTTAAAGAATTTTCGGACATGGATTCATTGTCAGAGTTCCTGTCTACCATATAAAATAATTTCTATCCATTATCTTTAATTTTTGTCGTTAATCCGGCACCATTACCGGACACGACAAAAATCATGAGAAGGGCTTTGCTAAATAAATATCTCCTTGCTAGCTTGTTGCGAGGTTGTTGCTAGTTCTTTGCGGAAGGGGATGAGACAAAAAAAGCGCCGCCAATTTGTATTGACGACGCTTATTGTTGTTGTTTAGACCTTTCAAACCAAAGGCATATACAACGCTTAATTTTTATGGTTGGTTACTTTTTATATCTACCGGTTCCACCTGTTTCCAATACATGCATTGTAGCGTGGTTGGACTAGATATATGTTTTTTTCTATCTGAGTATTTATCAAAACTATTCCTTTCTAGGAATTCATTATACTCCTTAGCTTTTGGTTCATCTAAATTTTTCATATCATTCTATTTTATATAGCATGAAATTATTTTATCGGTACTCCCGAAGGAGGCAATTCCGGTGGAAGTAAGTTTGACATCATGGCCTTTCTCCCGAGCTTGATGGGCGGTGGTGGAAAATCATTGGACCCCAATTTGGTAGCGGCTTTGATGAACAATAAGGGCAATCAAGACGCTTGGGGCGGTGGTGGTTGCTGGTGGATCTGGATCATCCTCCTGTTCTTCGTATGGGGAGGCTGGGGTGGCAACGGCTTCGGCAACAACGGGGCTAATGGATTACCCGCTCAATTGAACAATGACGCTGGGCGTGAATTGTTGATGAACGCTATCCAAGGAAACGGAACGGCTATCAGTCAATTGTCATCTTCCTTGAATTGCTCTACCCAGCAATTACAAAACGCTATCTGCCAGATCCAAGGACAGATCCAGAGCGTGGGTAACCAAGTAGGCATGAGTTCTCAACAAATCATTAATGCCGTCCAAAGTGGTAACAATCAATTATTGAGCCAGATCGCCGAGTGCTGCTGCACGGTTAACAACAACATCACTAAGATGGGCTACGAGAACCAATTGGCTAGCTGCAACCAGACAAACACGCTGGTGAATACGATGAACAACAACACGTTGACTCTCCGTGACTCAGGTCTGCAGAACACCCGTGATATCATCAACGAGGTTCGTGATTTCAAGAACTTGTATCAACAAGACAAGATGGATCGCTTGACGGCGGAGAACCTAGCCTTGAAAGGACAGATCTCCCAAAGCAACCAGAACGCCTATTTCGCCGCTACTCTACAGGCGCAGACCGCCCCTCTAGGTAACGCCTTGGGTGATTTGAGCTCAAGATTGGCCAAGATCGAGTGTAACCAGCCGGAGGTGGCAAAGGTTCCTTACTCCCCCGTGGTAGGCATACCCACTTGCGTGGCCGCCCAGTACGGATTAGGCCTAGGTCTCGGTAACTGGGGAAACTTCGGCAACGGATGGGGATAATGAGTTAATAACCTAAAAATAAAGAGTTATGGCATTCATTAGTCCTTTCATAATGGCGAACAAGAACGGTATCCCACGTTTGGAGAGCACGGGCGTTACGGTCGGGACGACCAACGTTCGTTTCTCCTTCCGCAATCACCCGTTCCTGTCAGCCCCGTTTAGCGGGTTGATCTTGTTCCGTCTGGCCCAGCCTATCCCGGCTGGTACTACCGGGACGTTGCCGGTAGTGTTTGACACGAACGGCTCCACGCAGGCGCTAACGACCATTAACGGCGCAGATGTCACGGCATCCGATATAACCGGCACCGGAATCTACTTGTGTTACTATGAGTCGGGCAATAATACGCTCCAGATAATGACGGGAGTGGTGTGAGAGAGTATCAACGAGAGACCGGAGCGATCCGGCTCTCATAAAAACCAAGAAATATGTTCAAGAATCAGAGACAAGGAAATCCTTTATATATCCTTCATAAGGGGAATACGCCGTTTTGTGAGGTTGGAAGCATAGTCAGCGTGTCCCCTCCGAGACCGGAGAATCCAAATTTCAATATGTATGGTCCGCAAGCTAAAATCGTGGTGGACATAAAGGCCAAGGTAGGTGAGGACAACGTCAGCTTCTCCAACGTCTTGTCCGACGTTACCATTACGGATTACCCCACTACAAACGGGGAGAAACTGGTTGTGTCATGCGATCTAGGTGCCCTGAATACGGAGATCAACGCCATGATGCAGCAAAGCCGACAGGCACTTGACAGCATCGATTACCATAAATCCGTGATTGAGGGGTGCGAGAAGATGCTGGTAATACTGAACCCAGAGTTTGCCCGGGAGAAGGAGAGGGAGAGTGAGATCGCTAACATGAGAAACGAGATGTCCGATCTGAAGGAGGCTAACGCAAGGTTGGTTGCCATGATGGAGCAACTTGTCGGTTCCGTGAACGGTAATAATAACAAGAATAAAAAAACAGAGTGATATGGGAACATATAGCAGAAAACTGAGAGAGCTGATCGAGGAATTCGACGCCATGGAAGACGAGGATATGTTGGAACTGGCGAAGGAGGCCTATAAGCTTGGCTGTAAGGAAGGAAAGCGGAAGGCCATGGAAGGCTATGGCAACCGTATGGAGGAAGACGATGACGATGAGTTCGAGGACGACGACGAGTTCCGTGAGATGTGGGAGCGTGGCGGCTACGGCAACCGTGGCGGCGGTCGTGGATCATCCGGGGGAGGCTATGGCAATCGCCGTGGGGTACCGGGCACCGGACGCTACTCGAGACGATATCGTAGATAACCATGAGGGGGGGACCGGTTTCCCCCTCCTAAAAAACAGAGGAATATGAGACTAGATATGTATGATGATTTCCCTTCCGGCATGCGATCCTACCTGAAGGCGTATGGCTGGCATTTCTCCAAGGCCATGTGCGATTGGGCCGTATCCATGATGGAGAAGGAGGATGGAAACGGGAAGAAGGTCAAGATAACCCCTTTCACCAAGGAGCAGGTGGATGAGATGCTGAAGAAGTATAGCGTTGACGTGAAGAAAAAGGGTGGATACGATTATGTTTACGCCGCCAACATGTGCAAGGCCGATTACCTTGGCTCCTCCGTGCCTAACGAGCAGTACGCCGCTCTTTATGTCAAGAACGTCTGCGACGATCCGGACGCTTACGACGGGATAGTGTTCACCCGGTTCTACGCTGATTGCATCGGGTCCGGCACGCCTATAATATGGGAGGAGATGATGTGATGGGAGGCTGGGGCTACATACTGAGGATCTTGAAGGGAGAGTCCCCCAAGGACGTGCTGGCGAGTATGCCGGAGAAGGATTTTGACAAGGTATCCGAGGTGGTGGGCAATCTCAAGGCAACCAATCTCACCCGGCAACAAAGGAGGAGGATAGAGCGGGAGTTCAAGACGGTAAGGAGATGATACGACGGGATTACCATATCAAGAGATACGACTGGGTGATCCACGTGCTGTATAACGTCACCTGCTCGAGGACATCCGATATCATGGCCCTATTGAGGAGGGTCGGTTGCCCGGATAGCAAGATACGGGAGGCTTATGGCAATATGGGGTCGTGCAATCTGGACGTGGGACTTACTTATTCCAACTACCGGCGAAGGGAATCCGTCATGGTGATAGGCCGGACCTCGTCTTACGGGGAGTTCTCCAATTCTCTATTTCATGAGTGTCGGCATTTGACGGATCATATGTCCTTGGCCTTGGATCTGGAGATCGGAGGGGAGCCTATCGCTTACTTGGCTGGCGATATAGGAGCCTTGATGTCCGATGAGATAAGGATGTTCATCTGCGATTGCCATCGTCACAAGAACGATATAAACGATGAGTTATGGGAAAGAAAAAAGAAGATAAAAAGAAAAAGGAATCCGTAAGACGGGAGATAGACCGCCTCACGGATTCCTTGGATTTCGAGCCTGTTAACTTCTACGAGGTGATGAATCGTATTAGACACTTGATGTGCCTGTTATGATATCTCTGAAATTAGGCAACTGCAAATAGAACGAGAACCGGCTTAACGGTCTCCATCGTTCAAGCAATGATTGGTTGCACTCATTCCATCCATCTTTTCCGAAGCGGATATCCAAGGCATTAGTTATCTTACGCACGATAGACTGGATGTATGGTACATTTGCCCTGTTTCCAATGGAAGGGGTATAAATACATATTTTGTATATTCCTCCATTAATACAATCCCAGCTTCCCCTATAAAAAGTGATATGGACTTTGTCTAGTATTGCCTCGTCTGACAAGCTTATAAATCCGTTGTAACATCCGACGTACCTAGCTTCGAATACTTTTAACCCAGTGGACGAGCGAAGAAGCTTTTTCAATTCTCTCTCGTCCCGGACAATTTGGCTTATTCCCATGAATATATCATTTAATCTATGTCGGCCTTTTATTTTTTTTGATTAACTCATCAAGTATTTTTATCGCCAATAGCGGATCTTTATCCGTAAAGGCATTCCATACTTTTATTCCGGGTTTCACCCTAGAATAATGATGTAGCACTATATTGTTGGCTTTATCCAGTCTTCCGGTTCTGTATATCCATAACATCCCGGGATATAACTGGAAGTTTTTCATTATCTTCTTGGCTTGTCTTAATCTCATGTTATTTATTATTAATAGAATGCTCTAATTCCGTAACCAATGACACATTGCAGATAGCTCTTTGTCTCTGCCACTCAAGAAACTTATTTTGTAATTCCTCGTTTCCCGAGTCAGATATTAATCTGAGCAGTTCAGATTCTATTTTGCTAAGTTTTCCAACTTCGATTTGATGATTACTTTTACTCATGATTTCTTACGGTTAGCTACTAATTTCAATTTATATTCTTAGCTGTTAGTTATTCTTTGAAATCCAGTTATCAGTATCACAGTGAAAGCAATATCCGGTTTTAGGATGCTCCGCACCGTCTTTAGCTCCACAGGTTCCACAATAATACTCCTTGTCATATTCCGGGGAAAGACCTTTATTCCGTTCTTTGATAACGGCTTTTCTTTCTTCAAGCATCATCATTTTATCGGGATTACGACTCAAGTAAAACTTTCTGACTTTCCGTATTTGTTTCTCAAACAGATCATCAGATTCGGCAATTTGTTTTGAGGTATATTTGCTCATGATTCTGTTATTCTTAATGTTCTACTAACTCTAACTCTGATTCAAAAAATTCCTCGAAATACATTTTCCCGTTAGGATAATGGAGCATAACACAATAAAGGTTTTCTTCACGTACCCCATCTTTGGTTTTAACTAAAGACTTTTCTTCCACGACTTCAGCGATAACGCCGACTTCCGACTTATGCCTTTCGTTCGTACACCACACATGTTGTTTTATTTTATATTTTGTTGCCATATTCGTTGTTTTTTAATTATAAGCCTTCATAGTAGGCTCGGTTAATACTATTCCTCTAGATCGGGTATAGGCATCCACATATCACATTCATAATCTCCGTAATCTTCAAACTCAAAATCCCCGGATGTTGCGACACGTGGAGGTTTCCCGGCTTCAACAACTATATAACCACTAACTATTGCTCCATTTGATACCATCCTGCAAAGAACCATCTCATTTTCTTTAGGTAATCTTTCTTTAATGCTTACCCACGGGGATTGCTTTGCCAGCCATTCGGCACCTGCTTTGAAGTCCTCACGACAATTATCTTTGCGAAGCACATAGTCATCCGCATCCACTTCTTTGAGAACATTCTTGCGAAAACTCGTTTTTCTTATGGCGTAATCCTTTGCCGCTTCTTCTACTGTCTGTCTCATATCAATCTTGCTCATATTTATTTCTCCTTTTTATAACTTTTACAAATGTTACTTCTTGATCCGGATTTTCTGCCTCAAACCTAAATTTCTCGTTATAGAAGTCTATGAGTTCATCGAGGTCTGTAAATTCCTTTTCCACGTTATCGATGTAGTATGTCGTTTTTGGCTTGCCGTATGATAGCTCGTCTTTTCTTGGGGTGATAGTAACAGCGGAAATCTTGTTAACGTCATCCCTGTACTTAACAATTCCACTACCTTCCATAGACATACAGGACAATATCCTTAATTGTAAATCATCACGTGTGATCATCATTACCTCCTTTCAGTAGTTCGGGATTGTCATAAACATTACCTATTACTTTAATTTCTCTTTTATAATCAGTCCACCAGCAAGGACTAACTTGCTGCCAATGACGAGTTTTAAGATCACAGCCCAAATCCGTAAGATTAGCCAAGCAATAACTCGCCCATTCATCTATGTACTTAATCAATTTAGGATATTTGCCATTCACGCTGATAATGTCCCCCTCGTAAATCACCTTTCCGCTCTTGTCTTTTAAGCCTGTGAACTGGCCTACGGTGTCTTTATGAATGTAATCCCATTCCATAAAAAACGGAGAGGCAGAGCCTTCATTGAATACTCCTTCATTTTTTATGATTATCATATTTTGCATTTCTGTCTCTAAATTCTTTAGTGTCGTAAGCATACCATGTACCCATTTCCCGCTTGTCGTACTTTTTCCTCTGAATTTAATCTCACGCATTTTGTACTCCTTTCTCTAAAATATCCTCACAAGCTCTACTATCGCACCTAATCGGCTTTTGATGGAAGGAGCACCAAGCCTCTCCGTTTGCGTCTTCATCCTCGATAAGTCGGCAATCGCCGCATTTATCTGTTAGGAATTTCTTGTCAAGGCATCCTTCCTTGATAAGCCATTCGATCATTTCGGCGATGGCATCAAAAAGGCTCTCTCTGCAATATGACTGGGCAAGGTTACTTCCTGCGGAATACTTTATCGTAAATTCTTTATCTCGTGGAAGTATGAATAGGTAATAGTTATATCCCTCATATTCTATTTGATCGGGCATCATCCCGATTAGATAGGATAGAGACCAAGCCGGGCAATCGTCTTGGTATGAACGATCGTAATACTGGCTATCTCTAAGAAGTATAGTTTCTGTCAAAGTGTATGTCTCTCCGTATACATTATAGAAAAACTTTCCTTTTTCGTCTTTACGGATATCCTCCCATGGTGCTATATTACTTTCATCGTCAACATATAGTAAAACCATGTCTGCCGTATCCGGTCTCACCCCGGCCTCTAATAGCCGGGATGATTGTTCTTTATTCGTGCAAATTTGATTCATATTATAATTCGTTGTTAAAATATTCCTTATTATCCACATTTACCCCTCCTGTATTATGACATCCCCATCCTTATCCGTGAACACGTCCACTAAATCGTAGTAATATTGATCATCGGACGTGCGGATCATTACCTCCGCTTCCGGGTCTTGCTCTTGGAGTAGAGCTATTAGTTCTTTATTTCTCATGACTGTTATTTTATTTCCTCATTAATAAAATCCTTCATCTCTTCATCGTAAACCCCGCTGTCACGCTGGAGCTCCAAGCATTTATCCTTGGAAAAATTGGCCTCCCTAGCTATATTAGCGGCCATAGATGGTGCCCTTAGCTCGACAACGAGCATTTGTATGGCGTACCATACGCCTCTGCAAAAGTCCAAATCGTTCATGTTGTTATATTTACTCTCATCATAGATATTTCATTCTTTGGTAATAAGTCATCTATATATGCCCATCTCTTTACGGGCATCTTTCCACACAGATCGTTATAGCCCTTTTCACTCATGCATGGTCCGCCGATAAGTATAGCTCCACTCTCAAACTCGATCAATATGATATTCCCTTTGGCGGGGAATACTTTTCCCTCATTCCATGCAGAGTTTATACGCCAGTTAGCTCCATCCCTAAACGCTTCGTGCATAGCGATTACAGGCGCCCCATTATATCCTAATGCTTTCCCTGAGTATTTTGCCGCTGCTTTTTCGATATCTTCTTCCTTCATGTGTTATTTATTTTGAGTTTTTTTTATTACGATCGCTCGTGTTTCTATAGATGTGCCACTTTCTTTAAATTCTCCATCATTGATTACATATACATTTGCATTCAAATCTTTCAGCCATTGACGGAAATCGATACAAACGGTTTCGCTTGCAAATTCCCAATGGGCGCTTGTTATGGCTGGAAGCGTGCCGCCATTCTCAAGCAAATCAAACATCATGCGTACATGCTTAATGTCTTGGTTTCCACTGAACGGAGGGTTCGCTATAATCTTTGTGTACTTCTTGTTATCGCCTTTCGTGAAATCATCACCAATAATATTGGTATTTTCCATACTGGATAGAAATTGCTTGTTCTCTGGCATCAGCTCATAACAATCTACCATGACAGATGGGCACGATCGATGTATAGCTTTTACCAGAGCGCCACGCCCTGCGCTTGGCTCCAATACGGTGTCCGTCTCTTCAATACCTCCAGCGATCATGACCAGCCAGTCGGCGACATCTTCTGGGGTCTCAAAGAATTGATAGTCCTGTTTGAGATTACATCGCTTACCCTCATGAAGGACTGAGAATACACGAGTCGCGTCAAACGGGAAAGTAAATCCTTGCACTTTCCCGCCGGCCCATGTCCCCCCAGCCTCTTCTATCCATTTCTTTGCCTCCAAATAGGATTTCTTGTTGAATTGGACGGAAGGAAGCTTCAGTACGTTGTCTTCGAGCGTACAGTGTCTTAGTATTTCCTCTACGTTCCATTTGCTTCCATTGTCGGCTTTCTTCGCTTTCCGGTCGGCAAGTTCTTCGCAACCCAATAACCTATTTAGTGACGTCTGTACTTTTACCGATATGTCAGCCATGCGCGACATCCATTGAAGGATGGCTGTCATAAATTCCAAATCAACGTGCCCGGTTTCGTCATATATAGTTTCCTTGTCTATGAGTTCAGGCAAATTGTCCAAGAACATGAAACTACCATGTAACGCTTCTATTAAATTCTTTTTTCTGTTCCTCATAACTCTTTTGTAAATAAATTCGTGTAGTATCTATATTCTCATGTCCCATTAGATCAGCAAGCTGGATAACGTCTTTGTTCTTTTCCAGAAACATTTTCGCGAAGAAATGCCGAAAGGCATGTGCGTGCATCTTTTTCTTATCGATTCCGCATTTCTTTCCCCATGCTTTCAGTTTTTGGTCAAAACCTCTTGTCGAGATACGACCATATTTCCCAATGGCGATGTATCCGTTTTTCCCGGTATCTTTTACATACGCTTTCACTTCTTCTCGCAATTGTTTGCTAAAAAAGAACCGCCTGTATTTATTCCCTTTCCCTTTGAGAGTGACCTCCCCATTAAGTATATCCTCCCATTTAAATTGGAGGAACTCGGATATACGAGCACCTGTAGACGCTAGTATCCTGATGAAATAGTAACCATCCTTGTTCGGTTGCGCTTTCAAGTATTCCAAGAGTCTTTCGTATTCCCCTTTGGTAGGGATGTTATCAGTTTCCAATTTGCGGCTGAATTTAGGCCGCTTCAGCTCAATTGGTTTCTTTACGAATTTCGCGAACCTCTCAAGGGCGGTGATGCGCAACCTGATGGTTTGTGGAGCAAGACCTTCCTCCTCAAGCAAACGGACGAACCGCTTATAGTTGTCAACTGATACCTCATTGGCATACTCGAAATACTTCCTGACAGCAAACACGTACGTGTCTAGAGTATGAGAAGAATAATCTTCCTCTTGTGTGAGATAGTATATGAAATCGTTTATTAGCTTTTTATTCCTCTCACTTATCTTGCTCAGCTTTTCCAGCGGCTTGACTGTTTCCATTCTCTTTTTTCTTGAGGTGTTTTTCCCTATAGTCCACAAGAAGTCGCACAGAGCCTCCTTTGTTAATGGATCGTCAATTACCAGTATTGCGTTTTTCCTCATATACTGTTTATACCCAGTCATGCTCACAGGATATTCGCTGTCAAGGAACCTTTTTACGATCTTTATATATCTCCCTATGTAATCATAGCTCTTGTTTGTAGAAGGAGAGTACAAGTAATCTATATACGATTTAAATGCCTGTTGTTTATCCATTATATGTTTTTATCGTGCCCATCATAGATGAATGCAGTTTTCAACTATGATGAAAGGTTGATGTTTCTATCGCCTTGAATATCTCAAATGCTACTTGTGGAACTATCGCATTTCCGTAGGCTTTTATTGACTCTTGTCTCCATTTTGTGAAAGGAATGGCAAGGTAGTCCACATCAAAGGGTAACCCATCATATCTTCTACAAACAGGGGGTTGAGTTGGGAAGTTTCTCCAATCTTTTTTGCGATATAAGTTTGTAGATCCGGTGATCCTTCTCCATGCTTGCAAGGTGTTTTCCAACTGTTTGCCTTCGGCGTTGGCAATAAGTCCTTGTAAGCGGCTTCCGGCAATCCCTGTTGTTTGCTGTTCGGTCCCCTTCGCCTGAAATCTTGGGCTGTCGGTGTCGGATATAACATATGCTTCACCGCTCCCTCCAAACCTAGACGGCTGCTCGTGTCGTTCTGGTTCCTTATCCGGATCGTATTGTTCCTTGTCACGAATATCTCTCCTTTCCCCGAATTGAAGCCCTCTTGAGCAGTTGGGGTGGGAAGTAGACTCAAGTTCATGAATTTCGTTTTCCCGTCCTTGTCGCAAACTTTCAATCCCTGTGTCTGAACGGTTAGCAATAGTTTTTCCCAATTCTTCCCAGAAACAGGAAGCCCTATTTTCGCTTGCGCCGACAGGTTCGGCTCGCCCCTGCTGTTCGTATAAAACCTTCTGTCCGAGGCATCCGACGTTACCGGTGTTTTCCAAAGTTTTGCAAGCGACGAACCATACCCTGTCTCTCCTGTGCGGGGCTCCGACACCGCAAGCTGGAATAAGAATCGGCTGGACGGAATATCCCTCACGCTCAAGATCTCGGCAGACGGTCTCGATAACGTATTCTTGCTCGAGTAGCGTTTCCTTGTCAGACGTTTCAAACAAAGAGGCTTGACTTTCCACCGTAACCTCACTGCCGGGTTGTACCATGCTGGTGATTCCAGCAACGTTCTCACCAATGACCCAAGCGGGGCGTATCTCCCGTATTGCCCGAAGCATTTCCGGCCAGAGGTAACGGTCATCTTCCGCTCCCCTTCGCTTTCCTGCCGTTGAAAAAGGCTGGCAAGGAAACCCTCCTGTGAGTACGTCAACCTTCCCTCTCCACGGAGTGAAATCAGTTCTTGTAATATCGTCATATTGAATGCTTTTTGGGAAATGAAACCTCAGTACCTTTTGGCACCACTCGTTAATCTCGCAATGGAACAGGTTCTCCCATCCCATCCATTCGGCGGCAAGGTCAAAACCGCCAACCTAAATGCCAGAGAACAGAGATCCGTGAGTTAACCGGCCTCCTTCTCTGGCAAATATTCCTTTCTTATTTTTTTCGTTTAACATTATTCTTTACTCCTTCTTTTGATTTGTCAAATTTTCTATGGCAGCTACAGCACATTCTCCTATATCCATGTGTCATATCTCCTTGGTTTTAGCAAAAACTACGCTTTCATGATCCGGCCTCAGATGGGCCATGCAAGCAGATGAGTACTCGCAAAATCTAGCTCCCTCGTCCCGGAAGACGCATCCCCTGCACGGGATCTTGTTCTGCCCGTTGTAGTACGGCCTGTACTTTTCCACGATAATTTTCATGTCTCCTACCAACACGATCAAACCGGTAGGGGTGTTTCTCAATCTCTCTGTTATTTCCATGTTACTCTATATCAGTTTTCTTTACCCTGTAATGTGTCCCATTGATCTCTTTAACGGCAAAGTCCGAGAACGTTGCCTCTCCCTTGGATACCATCTTGCATACGTCGTTGTAAGAGTATAGCTTGGCTCTCTTGTCAAACTTGATGATATCCGCTATGTTAAGCTCCTTGTAGTTGAAATTGTCAATAAGATGGTTGATAGCGTCATTTAGCCGTTTTGTGGTGAACTTATTCGCCCTTACCCTTTCCGCTAACAAATTGAAGAACGGATCTCCCATTTTTGGGAATGCGGTCATCAATCTGCTGATAGATACGGCTATTTCCCGTGGATCTGCCAAATCCCCGGTATAGAGACTTACGCTGCACTCACCGTTTGGATTCCTCGAAATCGGCTCGGGCGATTCCCTCTGCGATATTTCTAAGGAACTCGTTTGGATCACGGTTGCATTGTTGAGTATTTGCCCTATTTTTGTTGTCATAATTTCCTGATATTACTTTCTCGAAGTTAGTTGGCTTGATAAGCCAGTCAAAAGAAGCTCGCCAGCCATTTTTATTCTGACCCTTGAGAAAATCACTGTTTAATGCCATTTGTATCATCCTCGCGAAGGTTTCTTTCCCGTATGTCTTGATACGTGCGTTTATCATACCTTTTCGCTTGTCAGACAGAGGCATACGTATATTTCCGAACGCGCCTTGCGTTTTTTCATTGAAAAATTTGACAAGTTCCGCGTAATCAATCCGTCCATCGTGCGGCTGTGAAGTCGCACATACAGGAGATTCGTTAGAATCTTCTGTTATATATTCCTTTTCCTTTTCCTCTTCCTCTATAGGCACTGATCGTTCAGTGAATGTTCCGTGATCAATCAGTGATTGTTCTGTGAATTTAGATAAGATATTGTCTAACTTGTGTTTAGGTATGTTCAAATCGTCAACATTCGGTCGGTTTATCACTTGATGCCGAGCGAAGTTAGGCAGATATATGAAATTCTCATTATTATAAGAGAACTGACATATAAATCCATTTGTCGCAAGCTCTGATAACCATTTCTCAAACTGTTGAACCTGAATTTGGTCATACGGGAATATCTTAGACTTTAACCATATAGTGTCACCGATCACAACGCCGACATCATCGGAGAAAGTCCATAATCCTATGTATAGGAGTCTGGAGTCTCTGCTGATCTTACCTATTTTGGAATCGTCCCAGAATTTAGGCTTAATTGTCCTTATCCGTGCCATGCTTATTTCTTTTTAGGTGTGTCATTTTTATGTAGTTTTATTTTTTAGACAATACAATATACTCCCCGGCCTAGACCGGGGCTTTTAAAATCTTAATACGTGAGTAGGGTAGGGCTATTTGATAGTCCTCTTGATCTCGTCCATCAACCTCTCTGTTATCCTCTTGTCGTGCCACTCGTGCCATTCGGTGAATAGCCCCTTTGCGGCGATGAAGAAGAAGCAAGCGTTCTTTAGCTCCGTCTCTTGCGAAGACGTGATGCGTGACCATCTGAGCTGTTCTTTCACGTGCTCAAGTTCCTTGGCGAGCTGATCGTTCTCCTTGGATAGGCGGTTGATGCGGATAGTTTGTTGACGTGCTGTTGGAGTACTCATAGCGTACCTCCTTCCAGCCCGGCTAAAATGAATGCGGACATCAATAAGATTAGTACCTTGACATAGCCGATAACGTCGTTCTTGTTATCGCACTCGAGCAAGCCGAATGACATGAAGGTTAATAGCTTGGCGATGGATCGCCATGATAGGGAGCTCGTTTCGTGAGCGGACGTGGTTGTGCAATTACTGTTGTTCGTTACACTCGCAGATTTCAATTTCGTTGGCATTGATACTTGAAATTTTGAGTAATAAAAGAAGGCTGCTGCCTCCCGATCTCGCGCCAACGAAACTACATCAAGTATATGAGGTAGGTATCACGGGAAAACAACAGCCCTTTATCTTTGTGATAATAAGCTATCAAGTGGACATAAAAAATCCCACCTCTCTAACTTGTTATGTATGTTTCGTTGGCATGAAACACCGCAAAGATACAACTCAAATTCAAAATGCCAAACAAAAGATGGAATTTAACTCAAAACAATGTATTCTTTTTTATGCTTTCAATATGGCTCTCATGAACATATAGATTCTCAACTGTCTTTTTTGCGTTTAACGACGCTGAGTAGTTGCAGTTTTTGCTAATGCTTAAAATAGGGATAAAATCCGAAGGCATTGTGTATTCTGACACATATACCACCCGTCCTATATTCCTAAGCCAATCATAAAACCTGTCATGATCAAATACTCCATCATTATATTTATCGGTATTAATGTATGGAGGATCGCAATATATAACACTATCATCAGGAATGTCAACTTTATCATAACTTAATGATGATATATTTATATTTTTAAACCTTTCTAGGCTTTCTAGTCTTTCTAGGCTTTCTAGTCTTTCTAGGCTTTGTAGGCTTTGTAGGCTTTGTAGGCTTTGTAGGCTTTGTAGGCTTTGTAGGCTTTGTAGGCTTTGTAGGCTTTGTAGGCTTTGTACAAATTTACGGTAAAATATCCTTCTTTCATATTGGGTTTCTGCCATTATTATTTTACATGCTAATATCTTTTGTTTATAAATATCTTCACCCCATAAATAGTCTTTACAGTTATTCCCAAAGCTCCAGCATATAGATACGTATGGATCTGTATGCTTATATTTATCAAATTGCTCCTTTGATATCACACGTCTTTCTTTGGGTGCACGACCCGTTATTAAATCGTGAAAATATTTTGGGAACATACCTTGTATGTCATTCACAATGAATTTATTATATTTCCCACTTAGAATTGCAGCATGAGTAATAGCGCATCCACCAGCGAAAAGATCAACAAATACATCTCCAGAAGGTAATGCGTTTAATATTTTGTTTGCTATTTTTGATTTGCTTCCTTTATAAGGTATTCCGTAATTCATATTTATTTACATTATTTAAAACCACGGGATATATTCCGGTGGCGTGTTGTCCTTGTCCTTGAATCTTTTTAGATGCTCTTCCACGTTCAATCCCTCCCTTACGAGGATGATCGTGTTCTTGTCAACCCTTACGGGTATCCTCTTGAATTTAGGCTCCGGGAGTATATCCCCGTTTGCCTTCGTGTTCGCTTTGATCGTTCTCATATAAGTTATCGTTTATAGTTGTCACAATACCGGAAAGAGTTCGCTACCCTTCCGGTGTTCAATATCTCGCACCATACGGCCAGACCCTTGTGAGGCTTGCCGTGCACGCAATCGGCGCATCTGATACGCTCGGGTTGCTTAGTAGGTTTCTTAGCCATTCAGGTAGTCTTTTATAAGCGCTATGAAATCGTCCAGCGATCGGCATATCTCATATCTGTACCCTTGAGCCTCTACCGCCTTCTGGAATGCCTTCTGGCTGTCCTGTTGCCGGCCTTTTCTTGTCTTCATTTCCACGTACAGACCGTGATGGACGTTATTCGGGACTGACAGGAACAGATCGGCTACCCCCGCCAAAGCCCCTTCCGCTTTCAGTATAGCCCCGGTTACCGTGTCCCTCCGTCCTCCGTTCGGGACGCTAAAGAAGCATCCTGCGTATCTCGGGTATTGGAGACGGAAGTATCTGACGCAAGCTTGCTGGGTCTGTGATTCGATATTCCTCATTTGTACTTGTCGTCTATCAAGATTAATACAATAAAAATTATCGCTAGGATAGCGAATATGAACGTTATCACCCCGAAGGATAATAACAGGCTTTGAAAAATGTCACTCATAATCGTAATTGTCAAAATCGTCCGGATCGTAATCCGGAATGTCGTTACCGAAATCCATGATTGTTATTTGTTGTTGGTGAGAGGTGACGGAGTCGAACCGCCCTTAATCGTATTGATTGGGTGCGCACCTCTAATCACTTACCGATGTGATAACCTCCCGAAATCCCCGCATATCCTCACGGACGGCGGGGATAATCATTCTAACCTAAATCAAATACTATGGAAAACACACTCTAATATTAATTATCTGTTTTGCCCTTTGGTACGCTATCAGCATCAAACGGGAAGATGTCCATAATAAGGGTCTCGCTTACCATTGCCAAGGTATAATCCGCCAAGGTCCCTTTCATATTCTCCTCGAAACATGAGATCGCTTCCTTTAGGCCGCTCGCCTGTACTATGAATCTGGCCGCTGTTTTCTTCTCTATGCCGCTCTTCTCATCAAGCGTGATAAAATAGATCTTAATCTCATAAAATCTATCACCGTTATCGTTAAAGAATAGTTCCGCTATCTTTTTACGTGTTATGTCGGCGATAGTGAACTCTCCGGTAATGTACGGCCTTAATTCCTCTATCGTGCGTGCTTCAGCCTCCGTATAGGAGAGGGCATCCACTAAATAGGGTTCGACCACTCGTTTTTGCATGCCGTTCTCCAGCATCTTCTCATATGCGACCTTGCTAATAAACCAGTTTCTCATATATACTTTAATAATTAATGTTATACTTCTTTCTTTCGTATTGTGGGACATACCCTTTGCAAGGAGTATTCCCGTCAAGTAAGGCCGATTCCGGCCTCACAGTTTCCCCTTCTTTTTTAGACGGGTCTTTCCAATGTCTCTGCCGTTTATGACAGAGGCAATGTCTTTTAGAGCATGCCTCATTGAGGCAGTATTTAAGATCTCTCATTTTTCTTATAGGTTTCCAGCTTCTTGACCTCCTTTTTAAGGAGTCTGGCAGCATCCATGTATTTGACGCTGCCATAAGGAGCGGTAATAATAATGTTGGTATGCCTCACGATCTTATCTATAAGATAATTTGGAGGCCTGTCGCTTTTTCTCATCTCCTGCAGTATTGTTGATACATTTCCTCGTAGCCGGGATCGCCGAAATAGGGAAGATAGCAACCCAGATCGGTTTGCGCCCAGACTTTCATCTTATCCATGAGTGAGGACAGTTCGGAGGTTGTCATGGCGGAAGTCTGGTAATCTACCTTTTGCCTCTCCCCGGTTATCCTGTTCGTATCTTCTCTCATCCCTAGCAAAGCCCTCTTGACATCCCGTTTACAATCTTCTAAGGAGGTATAGCCGATATGATCCGATATCACTTGACACCATAGATGGAAAAGGGCGTTTTGGTTCAAGGTCCTTCGCCTCGCTTTCTTCGTGATCTCGAAAGGATCGGTGCCGGACATTAATTTCTTATAGTACATGTCGGCTCGTTCCCGGTCGAACTCGCTTGTTGGATTTATAAGCATATATCAAAAAGGAATATCATCTATAGGTTGAGCCATAGGCGGGAAATCAGATTGGGATGGAACGTCGTTGGCGGTCACTTGAGGTCTGGAACCGGCACTGTCGCTCTTTCCGCATAACATGATATCGTATGCCAATATATCGGTAACATACCGTTTTATACCGTCTTTCTCGTACTCCCTGTAATTGATCGTCCCTAGGATTGTCACCTTGTCTCCCTTGTGGATATATTTCTCGGCTATATCGGCCAGTCCACGCCATGCCACGACGTTATGCCATTGCGTCTTCTCCGGCACATCCGTGCCGTCCTGCCTCTTGTAACCTCCGGTGGAGGTGGCCAAGGAGAATGTCGCCGCCTTGACCCCATTATCGAAAGTCCTTATTTCCGGATCCTTACCTACGTTGCCTATCAATAGGCATTGGTTTATGCTCTTGCTCATGCTCTTTTATGATTTGTAGATTGGTAAATTATCGAATAGCCCCCTGAACTTGGACCATTGGACGAACTCCTTAAGCAATATACGATTATCTTGCTCCATGGTGTTGTACCAATGACATCCGACAGCCGGGGCGTAAGGCTTAAGCTCCAGTCCACGGACATCATAACCATGTTTGTCCTTGTCGTATCCAACGAACTGGAACAAGTCGAAAAAGAAGTCTCCCACGCCGAATAGCTCCATATAGAATCTCCACTGGCAACTATCCGTGTAATCGGAGTCCTTTATAGGGGAGTATTTCGTCTTTATGTCCCTTATCTCAAGTCCGTTTATGATATCGGCACAACCCGTTATGACCATTTCCCCTATGTCCATGTATTCCCTTATCTCGTGGAAGGCATTAGGGAAGCGGTCCTTGTATTCCAGAGCTGTCTTGCATTGTTTCAAGTCCAGCTTCACGGGGTAGCCGTCTATATCGAACTCCCTCCCCGGGATCTCCGTCTCCGTCCCCGGGATCTTTTTGCATCCTAGGGTATCGCCTTCCACTATCTTATGGAAGGCCGTCCCCACTCTCGTATACTGGTTTCCCGTGAATTGCCCGGTGAGATTGTCTATGACCGATCGCTCGTCATCATATTCGGAATGTTCCGTTATGTAACGCCTGAATTTCTCCAGTTGGGTTACCCTAAGCAACCTTTTCATCCTTGACGAATTTACCCGTTTCCTTGTTAAATACGAATCCTTTCTCTCCTAGGACTTTTATCATCTTCTCCTTGAAAGGTCTCTCGAATACCTTGTTTAGAGATTGTTTTATCTCTATCATACGGTTCGCCTCTTCCTCCGTCTCCACGGCTTCCAGCGCTATATTCGCTCGATCCAACGCTTCCATGGCGATCCTTTGTTCCTCGGTCTTGCTTTGTATGGCCTTTTTAACCTTTGACACTATACCGGCCATGAAGGAGGGAAACTCCGTTGAGTTGCATTCAGGTATCACGGTTGGCGGTATTTGTGCCACGTTCTTCCCTACGGTGGTATCTGTAGGATCGAAACATATGGTTCTCTTTCCGTTTATCATGGTGATAAACCCCACTTGATCCGCTATACGGATCAACAGGTCCTTGGATTGTCCCGTGCAGTCCGGGGAATGCTTTATCAAGTCTCCCTCTTGGGTCTCCTTGTCATGGCATACGAAGATGATATCCGAGCAATCGGATCGTCTCCTGTTGACGAAGTTCTTGAACTCGTCCGCTATGTAACCGAACAATTTAAGCTTGTTCTTGCTCAGCTTGTAATCTTGCTTAACCCCATATACGGCCAAGAAATCATCCAGCATTGATTTCGCCGTGTCCACTATAATGGTTTTATATCCTTTCATCGAGCCTTCCTCGGAGAGAATATCCTCCCATGTTTGCGCCGTAAGCGTGTCGACCTGATTCGCCGCCCGGTCAAATCCCCGGTCGCAATCGATCAATAATGGGTTCTCGCTCGTGTTGGAAAGGGATGTCTTTCCTGCTCCCGGTGTGCCGTAAATGACCATGATAATAGGTCTAAGCGGCCTAACGTCTGTTTTCTTTAAAATAGGCATAATATTTATTTTTAAAATGTTTCGTCAGCCTCCGGGAGTCGAACCCGGACTAAGACCATCGGCCGCCCTTCCCTCACTACCGTGTCCCTTTCCACCGGGCCAATGATATCGTCATGGCCTACCACTTGTCTAGGATATCGGTTGCCGGTCTGGGTCGGGGTTGCACCTCGTAAGGGCGGGATGTTACCAATTATATGAATCACATAGGAACCTAAGCTCCTCCATGCTCTCCTCATATTCCTCGTTGTCCTCCTCCCCGTCGTACTCCGGTTCGCCGTCGGGGTCTTTGATGTAGATGTCTCTCATGCGATCCTCCGATAAGCAATGCCTTGGGACTATTGTATTTCTTTAAATACCCCTCCAGCTAATTTGTAATATGTATCCGCCTTTATCTTCTCTCCATCAACAAATTCCGTTTTTACGCAAACGGGGATATATCTTTTCTTTTTATCAGAATAAGACCATTCGGATAATGTTATCCATGATCCTTTTGAGGCTTTTGCTACAGAGTTAATACCTGCGCACATGATGACACAGCCTTCGCCTGTGCTGTCTATCTTGGCACCGTAGCCGGATGATCCTATCTTGGCACCGTAGCCGGATGATCCTATCTGGGCATCGTCTCCGGATGATCCTATCTTGGCACCGTCGCCGGACGAACCAATCTTGGCATCGTCTCCGGATGATCCTATCTGGGCATCGTCTCCG